CTCAAGAAAACGTTTCGGGCATTTTTTTACAGTATGGCCACGCAACGCACAGACGATACGTATATGGTCAAAAAGTTCCCAGCGCCGACGACAGAGGGCCAGCGACTTTTGCAGATCGCGGTCGGGAAAGATTCGTATCAACGCGTCGCGACGAATATCGGCGCGCGCTCGCGTATGAACGTGTTCGAGTGGCTCAAGGGAACGCTCCGACCCGCGCGCGAAATGCGCGCGAAGATTTACGCGGCGTATGAGATCGATCCCGATGCGTGGGATCAGCGGCTCGGCTCCGACGGCAAAAAGAAATCGTTGCCGGCGAAGCCCGAGCCGCCGCCGCTCGACACGTCACTCGAGCCGCCGAGCGCGCTTCAAGATTGTCTTGACGTGCTCGCAAAGCTGCGTGCGCAGCGCGGGACGAACTTGATCGCGAGCGAGCTCACGAAGCTCGCCGACATCGAGCTCAAGTATCACGCACTACGCGCCAAGCTCGAACGCGAAGGCGCGTTGCGCGAAGACAAGTTCGTCCATGAACACCCCGCATGGTTGCGGCTCAAGCGCGTGATCTTGGATGCGCTCGCCAAACATCCCGAGGCACTGCGCGCCGTGTGCACTGCCATAGACACTGTCCAGTCAACTGAAAGGTCACAAGCATCATGAGAATTACCAACGTAAGAGCGTGTAGCGTGTTCGTCGTCGTCGTCAGCACGGGTTGTGTGCTCTCGGGTTGCGGTTCGATCTTGTCGCAGTACGCCGCCGATCACCCCGACGTGCTCGCCAAAGCCACAGCGGCGATCGAGCTGTCGCAGTGCGTCGACGACGCGGTGACCAAGTATCGCAAGGCCGAAGCCGCTGCGACGTCAACCGCCGTGGCCGCGCCTATCACGGCGGTTGACGCTGGCCCGCCGCCCGTGCCCGCAAGCGCAGCCGATGGCGGCGCCCCGTGACGCTCGTGCGGTTCTCAGAGCTCATATGCGCGGTGTTCGGTCACCGGCCTGTCGTGCGCTGGGTCTACAACCGCGAGTCGCAAGTCGGGCAAGGCGCGGTGAGCTGCAAGCGATGTCTCAAGCCGCTGGAGTTGTGATCGCATGGTGACCGCTTCCAAAGCGTACGAGCTCGCCAAGCGCCGCCGCGAGAGTGCCGACGACGACGAGCCCGCGGGAACGCTCTTGACGTTTTCGCGGGACTTCCTGATTTCGGCCAAAGCGGCGGTCGCGAACATGACCGCGGTGCGGTTCCCCTCGCCAATCTACGCCGCCGAGCCCGTGCGCTTCTTTCGCGACGTGCTCGGCGTCAAACCATGGGCGAAGCAAGTCGAGATCATCGAAGCCGTGCGCGAACACCCGCGCGTCGCGGTGCGCAGCGGTCACAAGGTCTCGAAGTCGCACACCGCCGCGGGGATCGCGCTGTGGTTTTACTGCAGCTTCCCCGACGCGCGCGTGGTGATGACGTCGACGACGTCGCGCCAAGTCGATCAAATCCTTTGGCGCGAACTCAAAATGATGCGCGCGCGCAGCGGTCGGTGTAACGACTGCAAGGCGGCCGATCCTGACGGTTTCGTGATCCCCGCACCGTGCCCGCATTCAGCGATCATCGACGGTGATCTTGGAGAGCTTGCGCGCACTGGGCTCAAGTCGCGCGACTTTCGCGAGATCGTCGGCTTCACTGCGCGCGAGGCCGAAGCGGTCGCGGGGATCAGCGGTCGCAACCTGCTTTACATCATCGACGAAGCGTCGGGCGTGCCCGACGAGATATTCGAGGCTATCGAGGGTAACCGCGCGGGCGGTGCTCGTATCGTGATGTTTGGCAACCCAACGAAGAACGAAGGCGAGTTTTACGAGGCTTTCCATGGGAAGGCCGGACACTACAAGACGCTTACAGTTTCGAGCGAAGAAACTCCGAACGTCGTACAAAAGCGCGTGGTGATACCGGGCCTCGCCACGTCCGAATGGATCGAAGAAAAGCGCGAAGAGTGGGGACCGGACTCGGCGCTGTATTGCATTCGCGTCAAGGGCAAGCACGCGATCGCCGAAGCTGGCAAGATCTTCTCTATTCACACGATCCTTACGTCGCAGCAGAAATGGGCCGACACGCCCGAGGCGGGGCGGCTGTATATCGGGCTTGATCCCGCGGGCGAGTCGGGCACGGGCGACGAGTCAGCATTCAGCGCGCGTCGCGGCTTCAAGCAACTCTTGCTACGCGCGCACTTGGGACTCGACGAAGCGGGACACCTTGCGCAGCTGCTGCATTACATTCGCTTGCTCAAGCTGCCGCGCGAAACACCCGTGGTGATCGTTGACCGCGAAGGCTCGATCGGCTCGAAGCTATATCGCATGCTGCTCGACTACGCCGACGCCAACCCGGGATCGTTCGAGGTGACCGGGCTGCGCGCGTCAGACAAGGCCATGCGCCTCCCGAAAATTTACGACCGCATGCGCGACGAGCTCGCTGCGAACCTCGAACAGTGGTTTCGCGACGGCGGCGCCATTCTCGAGGATGTGAAACTCGAGCGCGAGCTACATGCCTTCGAATGGTCGAAGGCGCTGAACGGTCGACTCAAGGTCACGCCCAAGGACAAGATCCGCAAACTGATCGGCCGCTCACCCGACCGCTACGACGCGCTGGCAATGTCGGCGTGGGAGCCGTTGAGCTTGCTCGAAGCGCTGCCAGCGGGCGGACAACAGCACGCCGCAGCAAGCGAAAACTACGCACCCGTTATCATGGACCCGTACGCAGGAGCGAATACATGGCGATGACACCCGTAGTCACGAGCCGTCGGAGTCTGATCGCGTTGCTACAGCGCACGAGCGAACTGGAAGTGGCTGCGCGTTGCGGGGTGAAACAGCCGCGCGTAAGCAATTGGGTGTCAGGACTAACAACGCCATCGGCCGAGTCACGCGAGCGGCTGTGGAGCATTTACGGGATCTCGCCCGATCGCTGGGGACGCAGCGCTATTAGCGTCCGTTGTGTCAGACATACAGTCTAGTATACGCGCGAAGTGTCCCGCGGCGTGGCTGACTCGCTCTCGTGAGTCTCAGCGCCAGACTGTCAGCCGCCGCCGATGCACTGTTAGGTCGGTCCGCTTACCAAGCGCCGCCCTTGGCTGCAGCGACGTTCACGCTCGACTCGCCCGAGGTCGAAGACACGCGCCGCCGCATGGGCGGGCAACTCGCGCTGCAGCCGCTAACCCAAACGCGCTGGTACCTGTCAGATCTCGAATGGGCCGAGCTGCAAGCGGACACGGGTCAAATCTCGCACGCGGCGCGGCTCATGACGTCGGCGAAAAAAGACGGCGTGCTTGCGGGCGTGCTGTCGACGCGCACGTCGGGGCTCGTGCGGTTGCCGAAAAAGTTTCGCGGCGACGCTGAAATCATCGCCGACCTCGAGATCGGGCACGACAAGGTGCGCGCGATCTTCGACGAGATCTTTCCGCCTACCGAGCTCGCGTTGATCGCCGCCGACGGTGAGTTGCTCGGCGTCGGCGTCGGCGAGCTCGTGCCCGTCAAGGGTCGCGACTATCCGGTATTCGTGCGGCTGTCGCCCGAGTTCCTGATCTACCGCTGGGCCGAAAACCGCTGGTATTACAATTCGATCGCGGGACAAATCCCGATCACCCCGGGCGACGGCAAGTGGATACTCCACACCCCGGGCGGACGCATGACGCCATGGCAGCACGGCCTATGGCGCGCGGTCGGGCAAGCGTTCATTCGCAAGCAACACGCCGCGCTGCACAAGGACAACTGGGAGGCGAAGCTTGCCAACCCTGCACGTGTCGCCTACTCGCCGGCGGGCGCGGGCGAGACCCAAAAAGACACCCTCTTTCGCCAGCTCATGGCGTGGGGGATCAACACGGTTTTCAGCCTTCCCCAAGGCTACGAAGTCAAACTGATCGAGTCGAACGGGCGCGGCTTCGTTTCGTTCGATACGACGATCGCGAACTGTAACAACGAGATGATCATCGCCATCGCCGGTCAAACTGTGACCGTCGATGGCGGCGCGGGTTTCCAAAACTCGGATATCCACAAATCGATTCGCGCCGACCTGATCAAAGCGACTGCAGACGCGCTCGCGTACACGATCAACACGCAAGGCATCCCGGCCTTTATCGCGCTGCGCTACGGCGTCGACGCGATCACCGCGCGCGGCGTGTGCGTCGAATGGGATGTGACGCCGCCCAAGGATCGCAACGCCGAAGCGACGTCGATGGTCACCGCGGCGAACGCGATCAGCATGCTCACCGCTGCGCTGCAGCCATACGGCATACAGGTCGACATCGGCGCCATGACGGCGCGCTTTGCGATCCCGATCGAAGGTGACGTGAGCGGCGACGGCAAGCCCGACGTGGCGCCCGTTGCGGCGACAGTGGGCTCACCCAAAGGGAGCGTGCTCAAGCTCGCACCGCGCCCGCTCACCGCCGAGCCCGAGCCTGACGCCGAGTACGACGACGACGAAGAAAGCGAGGCCGCATGACGCGACGCATGCCTCAGCAGTACTCGCCGACCCCTGGCAGCCTCCTCGCTGTCGATCAACGCGCCTTCTTTTCTTTCTTCGCAGTGCCCGAGACGCGCGAACTCGAGATGATCGGAAGCGTCGCGGTGCTCGACATCCGCGGCCCGCTCACCCAACACGATGACGGGTGGTGCGACTCGTACGAAGCGATCGCGGTGCGCGTGCAGGAGGCATGCGACTCCGCTGCGACCGCGATCGTGCTGCGCATCGACTCACCGGGCGGTGACGCTGGAGGGTGTTTCGACGGCGCGCGGAAAATGCGCGAAGCGTGTGACGCGGCGGGCAAACCGCTGATCGCGTACGTCGATGGCAAAGCGTGCTCGGCGGCCTACTGCTACGCGTGCGCGGCGTCCCAAGTTGTGCTGGGCGACAGCGGCATAGTCGGATCGATCGGCGTCGTGAGTACGCGATCAGATTACTCGGCGGCGAACGCGCAGCGCGGAGTCAAGGTCGCGTTGATCGCGAGCGGCTCACGCAAAGGGGATGGAAACCCAGACCTCCCGATCACAGAGGCAGAGCTCAAGGCGAGTCAGGGCGTCGTCGACTCAATGGCGGCGGTGTTCTTCGAGATCGTCGGCGAGTTTCGCAAGGCCGATCCGAAAGCGATCGCCGCGCTCGATGCACAGGTGTTCCACGGGCAATCCGCGATCGACGCGGGACTCGCGGATCGGGTCCAGCAGTTTGATCAAGTGCTCGCGGACATTGCGAGCGGAAAGGTAACCCCAATGGCAACGAGTTACGAAAAGGGGCGCGCCGCATTCGAAGAAGCCGCGAAGGGCGATGACGCCAACGCAGCTGCCGCGAAGCGCGCACTAGCAGCGCTCGACGAAGCGCCGGCAAAGGGCGACGACGACGAAAAGGACAAGCCGGACGAAAAGGCCGCCGACGACTCGAGCGACAAAGACGCCGCCGACGACTCGAGCGACAAAGACGCCGTCGACGACTCGAGCGACAAAGACGCCGCCGCCGACGGCACGGGCACCAAAGCGAGCGCGCGCGATCTCGCGCTTCAAGCGCTGGCCGAAGTGCACACGCTGAAAGCCGAAGGCGCCAAAAAGGAGATCACCGCCGAGCGCGCGAAGCTGCTCGCGTCGCGTCCCGACTTCGCGCCCGAAATGCGGAGTCTCTTGGAAACCTCCGACATCAAGACGGTGCGGAAGTTTTGCAAGGACCTCCCCAAGGGTCCCGCACCCAAGCTCGAAGCCGCCGCCGCTGCAGCGACCGCCGCGGGCACGCGCGGCGCAGCGCAAGGCGGAACGGATGCAATCGCCGCCGCCGCGAGCACGAACGAAGCCGCAGCGCGCGCCCACAAAATGGACATCGCCATGGGTCTCGCCGAGCCAACGCTTGGCTGTCGCCGAGAAGGCAACTCCCTCGTTTTCGGAATTCAACATGTCTCAGCCGCCGACGCTAAGGCTTCGGCCGGGAGCGCGAAATGACCGCACTTGCAATCGAACGCATGACGAATCGCGAGGTGTGGAAGCGAAAGCAATTCCCGCTCGCAGTCGGCAACAAGGCTTGGAAGGGCGGGATCGCAGCGATCGATCTCTCCACTGGCAAGATCGAACCAGGTCACACCGAAAGTGACCTATTCGTGATCGGTCACTTTCACGAAACGGTCGACGCGACCTCGGCCGAAAAACTCGTAACGGTCGATCTCGACCGTGAGGTGTGGATCGACTGGTTTGCAAACGACGGGACGTCGATCGCTGCCACCGATCTCGGATCGCTTTGCTACGTCAAGGACGATCAAAGCGTGACGCTCGTCGCGACGGGCGCATCCGCAGCGGGTCGCGTGTGGGGCGTCGACGCGACCAAAGGTGTCGCGGTCGAGTTCCTACAAGCCGTTCCCGCGACGCCCGCCTCGCTCGACGGGCTCGGCGCACTCGAGACAACGCTCGCCGCGTTCAGCTCGAACAATATCAACCTGGGTGCGTCACCCAACTCGTTCGCGATCTACGACGTCCCGACCACTGCTGCGGCGTCGACGATCACTTTGCCGGCGACGGCGGTCGAAGGAACGATCCTGTATTTCGTCGCCGACGGCACGAAGAACGGTCACACCGTTCAATATCGCGACGCAACCGGTCCCGTGAATCTCACAACCGCGCTCACGGCTTCAAAGCGTCACATGGTGACCGCCGCATATCTCAACGGGCTGTGGAACGCCGCCGCCTACGTCAGCCCCTGATCGCTGACTCACGTCACTCAAATCGGCTGACATAGGAGAAAACGAACATGGGAGCAATTACCCCGCAAATCGTGATGGATGTCGAATCACGAATGCAGACGATCACCGAACGCGCTTACAACGAACTCGCCGCCAACCTTTGGTGGAAGGGTTTGGCGAAGCTGCGCACCACTGGCGCACGTCGCGACGTGCTCATGTGGCTCTTGTCGACCGCGCAAATCAAAGACGAAGGAAGTGGCGGCAACGTCCACTTCGACGATCTCGTGTCTCAGTTCACCGAGATCGAAGTCAAGTACGCGGGCGCTGGACTCAAGCTCACCAAAGCGCAGCTCACCGATTCCGACGGCGGCGGCTTCGATCTCGCCGGCCAGTGGTCGGGCGACATCGGCGCTTACATGGCGTATTGGCCGCAAAAGCAAGTCGTCGACTTGCTCAAGAACGGTCACACGCTGGCGCTGTACACCGGCTATGACGCGAAGGCGTATTTCGCGACTGACCATCCACTCAATCCGTACAACACGGGTGCGGGCACTTACGCGAACTTGCTGACCGGAAGCGCGTCGGGCGTGTATCCCGGTGCACTGCCGATCGATGACGGCGTGACCACGGATGTCGCGTTGCAAAACCTCTCGAAGCTGTTTTCGTACATCGCTTCGATCAAACAGGCGAACGGCGAGGATCCCCGCTACTTGCGCGGGCGTCAAATCTACTGCTCGCCGCGTTTGTTTCCGCGACTCGTGCAGCTGACTTCGGCGAAGTTCCTTGCGCAAGCCGCGGGCTCGGCCGCTGGCACGGGCGACGTCGAAGCGCTGATCAAGGCGCTCGGCTTCGCAACACCTGTGATGGTCGACGAGCTGCAGGGCTTCGAGTCGGACACCACGTATTTCGTGGGCACGCAAGCGATCTCACAATCTCAACTCGGTGCGATCGTCTACACCGAGCGCGAGCCGTTCGCGATCAACTACTACGGGATCCCCGACCAAGTCACGCTCGGTCGCGCACAGGAGCTCGAGTGGCAGTGCCAAGGCCGTAACCGCGTGTCACCGGGTCACCCGTACGGGTTGATAAAGGTCAAGGCCGCCTAACAGGCGCAGCGAGACCTAACAGTCCAGAAAAAGTTCTCTTGAGTGGTCGGCGGAGAGGCCCGGACATGGCTCGGCGTTATTGCTGGCGCCGTGTTGTGTCCGGGTTTGTGTCCTGTGTGGTGCTGCGCGCGCTATGGCCTATCTAACCCTCACAACGTTCAAGCTGATCACCACGATGCCTGCATCGTTCGTCGATCAAATTGAGACGTTGACCCCGGGCTGGGTCGACGCGAAGTGCGCGGTGATTTCGGGCTCGATCGATACGCGGCTCAACAAACGCTACGCGTGTCCGTTCGGCTCGCCAGCGCCGCTGATCGTGCAGGAGTGGATGGAACGCTTGCTCACGTATGAGGCGTGGCTCAAGCGCGGCGTGCAGTCCAATGACGAGCAGTGGAAAGAGGTCGCAAAACTGCGCGACCAAGCGAACTCCGAAATCAAGGAGGCCGCTGACGCGGTGAATGGTCTCTTCGATCTCCCGCTGCTCGCGAGCGGCGTGGGAGGTAGCGCGATCGTGAAGGGTATGCCGAAGGCGTATTCCGAGCAGTCGCCTTACGTCGGCATGGATCAGCAACGTCGCGTCGGCGTCAACGAAGACCAAAGCGGGGGAGGCACGTTCACGTGACTCTCGAAGACATGATCGAGCGCTTGGAAGCGCTACCCGGGATCGCACGGGACGTGGCGCCCGCGGTCGCTGTGGCTGTCGAGCGCGAACTACAGCGCACCATCGCAGCGGGCACGACTCCGGACGGAGCGGCGTGGGATCCGAAAAAGCAGGGAGGCGGGCAACCGCTCGCCGGCGCAGCCAAAGCGATTCGCGTGACATCGTTTGGCACGCGGATCTTGGTGACTCTGACGGGCCCCGAAGCGTTGCACCACAAAGGGCGCGCGCGCGGCGGCGTGAAGCGTCAAGTGATTCCAGTCGACTCGCTTCCGCAGCCCATGGCGGCGAAGATCGACGAAGCAATTAGCGCTGAGTTTCTTCGGAGGCTCACAGCATGACCGACACACTCGCAATTGAAGCGGTGTTCGACGCGGTCACAGCGCGCTTCACTGCCGAAGGGACGAACGCGGTCAACGTGTTCGGCTGGCGACAGCCCGCTCAGCATCCATTGAGCAACCGCATTGCGTGGGTGCCGGGCGACGACAAGAGCGGCGCAGCTGGCACAGCCGCACCCGCACGCAACCCGGGCCGCAACCCGCGACCGATCGGGACGTTTCTCGAGGTCTTCACTGTCTACATTTACGCGTACGACACGACCGATCTCGAAAATGAACGCCTCCAATACAAAGCGACTCGCCTCCTACGCGACGCATGGGAGCGCGCGGTCTATCTCGCTGCGCACGGCACGTTCGCGATCCTGAGTCAGGGCTGGGTGCCCGACAAACTAGAGCGGCGTTTCGGCGCAACGATGCGCGTGCTGTTTCAGGTCGAAGCGATGGTCCCCGACGAGCCCGCGTTGCTCGCACCCGTCGACACGAAGGCAGTGATCGACATGTCGGTCGGTCTGCAAACCGACGTCGTTACCAACGATGGCGATCCGCTCACGAACGATGGTGAGCCTCTTTTCTCATCCGAGTTTGAACAGATTCAGGCTCCCTAAAAAGGATTCGTCACATGACACAACCGGCAGTCAACATCACCGAACTCGACGGCGCGCTAGGTATCCTGCCGAGCACAGCCGGGCGCCTGATGGCGTTTGTCGGCGCGGCTTCGGCCGGACCGGTCAACACGCCCGCAACATTCGCGCGCGTCAAGGACGTGGTCACCAACTTCGCAAGCGGGCCGCTCGTCGAAGCGGTCGGGCACGCGATCGACACGCAAGGAAAGCCCGTGCTCGTGATCCGCTCGGGCAACACGACAGCGGGCACGGTCGGGACGATCACGTCCGTCGCGACAGGCACGGCGGCGGTCACTGTGACCGCGAGCCCGACGCCCGACGACGATTACGAGATCCTAGTGAAGGTGATCGCGGGAGGCACGCGTGGTGTCGCGGGCATCACCTATCAAGTGTCACTCGACGGCGGCCGCAACTTCGGCGCAGTGACCGCGCTCGGCACTGGCACTTCGTTTCCGATCACGGGCGCGGGCGGCGTGTCGTTTGCGATCGCGTCGGGCACGTTGGTTGCCGGCGACACGTTTTACGCACGGTCGGTCGCCCCGTGCTGGAATACGTCGGAACTCAGCTCGGCACTCGCAGCACTCGTCGCCTCGCAAGTGGCGTGGGAGCAAGTGCAAATCATTGGACCGATCGACGCGAATGCGTTCGACGCGATCGAAACCAAAATGTCCGCACTGCGCGCAGCGGGCAAACCGCGATCGTGGATCGGCAACTGTCGCGTACCGGCCGAAGCCGAAAGCGAAGCGACCTACCTCGCATCCGTCTCGGGTGTGTTCTCGGCGAAGGTGTCGACCTTCGGCGCGCTGTGCGCGGGCGCCGCAAAAATCACGTCGGGCGTCTCGGGCCGCAAGTATCGCCGCCCGCTGTCGCACAGCGTCGCGGCGTTTCACTCGGCACTTTCGGAGGAACAAAACGGCGCCTCGATCAAACTCGGCGCACTTCCGGGCGTGTCGATTCGCGACGACAACGGTAACCCCGACGAGCACGACGAATCGATCAACCCGGGGCTGGATGATGCGCGCTTCGTCACTGCGCGCACGTTCGACGGTTACCCAGGCGTGTACATCAATCGCCCGCGTTTGTTTTCCGCGGATGGAAGTGACTACGCGCTGATCCCTCACCGTCGCGTGCTCAACCTCGCAGAGATCGCGCTGCTCTCTTACTTCCGGCTGCGGCTAAACGAGCCGATCCAGGTGTCGCGCACCACGGGCTTCATTCTCGAAACCGAAGCGCTCGAGATCGAGTCGGGCGCGCGCAACTCGATGAAGTCGGTGCTGATGGCGAAGCCCAAGGCGTCGGCGGTGAACTTCGTGCTGTCGCGCACCGACAACATCCTTTCAACGAAGACGCTCACCGGCGACGGGCGTGTGATCCCGCTCGGATATCCGGAGTTCATCAACCTCTCGCTGGGTTTCGAAAACCCCGCACTGCAGATCGTCCAGGTCTAATAGGAGCCCAGCCAAGCCATGTCCGACGCATTCAGAGTCAACAACAACCAATATTCATGGGGATCGATCCGCCTCAAGATCGCGGGCGAGGATTACTTCGGCTTCACCGCGATCTCGTTTGGCGACAAGCGCGAACGCGTCAAAGCCTACGGCATGGGTCGACACCACGCGCCGCGCGGTCGGTCGCGCGGTAAGTACACGATCGAGCCGGTGAAGCTGACAGGTTGGAAAGGCTCGGTTGAAGCTGCGCGCGCTGCGCTCGCGCTCAGAGTGCAGGGCGGCGACGCTGGCACGTCCTATTCGGACGTCGAGTTTCAAATCGTCGTGCTCTATTCGGAGATCGATGAAACGCCCTTGATCGTGGAGATCGACGGGTGCGTGTGGGTCGGCTCGACCACTGCACACGAAGAAGCGCCCGAAAACCTGAAAGAAGAGATCGAGATCGATGCGATGGTGATCCGTCGCAACGGCCTTGCTCTCTTCGACGAGTCGCAGGGAAGCCCGGTCTGATCATGGCTCTCCAACTCGCCGATCAGGCCGCCGCCGTAGACTCGCGGCAGACGCCCGAGGAGATCGAGCTCGCCGCGATCAAGCTGAAGCGCGCGCAGCTCGCCGAAGCACGTGAAGCGCGCGCCGAGCCGACAGCGGCCGAGCTCGTCGCGGTCGAAAAGCGACAGCTCGCCGAAGACGAAGCCTTCGACGCTGCGATCGCCGAACACGGTGCGAAGCGCGTCGAGTTCGTGCGCGGGCGCGATGGCGCGATCGTGCTCAAGCGGCCGCACATGGCCACCTACCGCAAATTCCAGGACAACGGATCGTTGTCCTCGGATAGCGTGGAAGCGCTCGTAAAGCCGTGCATCGTGTGGCCGTCAAAAGCGGAGTTCGACGTGCTCGTGAAAGACGAGCCCGCCTTACTGCAACGCTGCGCGAACGCGGTGTGCGCGCTCGCGGGTGTGAGATCGAGCGACGCCGCGGGAAAATAGAAGCGCTCCGCCGTCGGGCGCGTGAAGACGGCGGCACGGCGGCGGCGTGTTTGCTCACCGCGCTTGGTTACGAAGAGTCAGAGGGAGATCACGAGCACGCGCGCGCGTACGTCGGCGCACTCATGATCATCGAGTTCATGCAGGACCTACGGATCATCCGAAAGGCTTTGGTGGTTCCGAATGAGTGAGGCCGGCGCAACCGCGAAATATGGCATCGACCTTGAGGTCGACAACTCCGAAGCGATCGCGCAAGCGGCCAACGCGTTCAAGGATCTCAAGGCTCAGATCGACGCCGACACCAAAGCGCTTTCCACAATGCAGAAGGCATTGCGGGCGCTCAAAAAAGACACATCGGTCAACGTCGAACAGGTCGACAAACTCAGGGCTGCGATCGCTGGCAAGAAAAAGGCGATCGGTGAGGCGGGCGCGAAGCTCGCCGACCTAGGTCAGATCTATCAGCAGACCTCGCCGAAGGTGTCGGGCTTCGCAGCGCAGATAGCGTCGCTCGAAAAACAAGTCGCACTCATGCCGGGCCCGCTCGGTTCGATGGTGTCAGGTTTCTCGCAGCTCAAGGGTGCGCTCGCCGGCGGCGCCATCGCGCTCGGAGTCGTCGCGATTGCGGCCGCACTCGTGTTGCTCGTGGCGGCGTCGGCGCATGCCGCAACCGAGCTGGCCAAGTACGCGATCGAGCAAGGGAACGCGCGCCGATCCGAGCTGCTACGGCTCGAAGGGCTCACGAAGCTGCGGACCATGCACGCCGCCTACTTCGGCCTGACAGCGGGCAAGGCGTCAGACCTGCAAGGCGCGATCGATCGCGTGTCGGCGTCGAGCGCAATCGGTCGCGACAAGATCGCTGGCTACACCGATCAACTTTACAAGATGGGGCTGCGCGGCTCGAACCTCGAAAAGGTGCTCGAAGGCGTCGCGATCAAAGCGTCGACGCAAGGCGAAGCACAAGCCCAAGTGTTCGCGCAGTGGGGAGCGGGATACGCGCTCACCGGCCGATCGGTAGACGGGCTCGTCGACCGCGTCAAAAACCGACTCGGCGGCATTGCGCGCAAGCAAATGGAAGACACCACTGTTCAGGCGCTCAAGCAAAAGGAGGCATTCGATGCGATGTTTAGAGACATCCACGTCGACGAATACCTGCACGCCGCCGCACAGGTAAACGCCTTGCTATCGCAGTCGACCGCGTCGGGCCGCGCGCTCAAGTCTCTACTCGAGCGCATCGTGCAACCGCTCGTCGACGCCGCGACGCGCGCACAGCCGATTATGAAGCGCTTCTTTCAGGGGCTGATCATTTCGGCGCTGCTCGTCGAGATCGCCTATCTCAAGATCCGCAACGCGTGGTGGCGCACGTTCGGCAAGCCCGACACGAAGGGGATCGATCTCACTACCGCCGCGCTGTGGGCTGGCGTTGCAGCGGGCGGTGCACTCGTCGTCGTGCTCGGCTTGCTCGCAGCTGTGGTCGCATCGCTCGCGATCCCGTTCGCTGCGACACTCGCGCTGATCGCTGCGCCATTCGTGGGCGCGTGGTTCGCGATCAAGACTCTCGTGTCGCTGATCACCGATACCGACTGGTCCGGCCTCGCGTCGTCGATCTGGCAAGGGCTCGTAAAGGGTCTCTCGAGCGGGCTCACCGCGATCGCCACAGTGGCAGACGATCTCGCGTCGAGCGTGTCGCGCGCGTTTACCCAAGCGCTCGGCATTCAGTCGCCGTCGAAAGTGTTCATGGCCTACGGGCTCGCGATCCCGCAAGGCGTCAAGCTCGGCGTCGAGCAAGGCACGCCCGACGCCCAAGCATCGGTCGCGGGGATGGTGTCACTACCCAACCCGCCGCCGACAGCTGCAGCGCCGGGAGCCGCCGCCCCTGCCGCGGGCGGTGCGTCGACCACAAACGCAAGCCGCTCCATGAGCGTGACGATTCAAAACCTCACAGTGCAGGCGTCGGGGCCAGGCGCTCAAGCGCAAGCGTTCGACGTGAAGCGCGCGCTTGAGCAAGTGCTCGAAGGCATCGCCATTCAGTCGGGAGTGCCCACGTTGTAATGGCGCAAGATCTCACATCGCGGATTTTCAATCCGATCACTCGGCCCGTCGACACGTGCAAGCTCGCCGGTCACGTGACGCCCGGGGTGTGTGAGATCGTCGGGGCGAGCTCGCCGCGCAAATGGGAGGAAAGCACCGGCCCGGGGTTGAGCGGCGCGATCCTCTGGTATCGCGGGATCGCGCTCTCACACTTTTCGCTGCGCCTCACTCTGTACACGGTCGACGACTGGACTGCATGGGAGTCGTTTCGCGGGCTCGTGAAGCGTCCGGCGATCGGCAAGTTCGGCCGTGCGATGGATATCGAACACCCGATCTTGGCCGAGCTCGGGATCGTGGCAGTGGTGATCGAAGACGTGCGCGCGCCCGACCAAGTCGAAAACGGCGTGTGGATGATCGAGATCATGCTGATCGAGTATCGGCGTCTGACCGCGGCACAGGGTAAGGCCGATGGTGCCGCCGCTGACGAACACGATCCCGTCGAAGACTTGATCCAAAAGCTGCACGATCAAGCCGACTCGCTCGCCGCCGAAGGGAACGCGCTGCCATGACAGACGCGTTTGCATCGATCAACGGTCGCGACGTGTCGAGCGTGCGCGTGTACGTCGAAGCGGGCGGCCCGTGGTATGCCGACGTTGACGTGCTCGACGCCGACGCGCTCACCGGCGCAGTCGCGATCACAATCGGCACGCTCACGCTGCGCGGGACGGTGCTCGACACGTCGTCGGGTGCCTTCGAGCTGCAGCGCGGCGTGCGTGTGGTCGCGGGCGGCGGCGGTTGGGGGCGCACCGTTGCCGCGAAGGCCTACCACTCTGACGCGGGCGTAAAGGCGCAGCTCGTCGCCGAAGACGCCGCGCGCGAAGTCGGTGAGGTGCTCGGCTCGTTTGTGCCTGCCGCCGAGCGCATAGGAGCGGACTACGCGCGGCAAGCGGGCCTTGCATCGGCCGTGCTCGAAGACGCCGCGGGCCGCGGCGTGGGCTGGTATGTCGACTATGCCGGGGTGACGCACGTCGGCGCGCGTGCAGCTACGAGCGGCGGCGCGTTCCAACTCCTAGCGTTCGATCCGCGGGAACGAATGGCGACGTTTCAGGTCGACGACCCAGCGGCGATCGTCATCGGCACCCCGATTACCGATCGGCTCGAGACGCCCGGCGTGGTGCGCGCGCTCGAAATCCGTTTTCAGGATCACGAGCTGCGCGTGCTGGCGTGGGTTGGCGTCGGGGCGGTCGACCGCTCGAAGCTCGCCGGCTTGCTGAATGCGCTCGCTCGCCGCGCGCTCGACGGGCGCGTGTTCGGCGTCTACCGCTACCGCGTCGTGCGCCTGGCGGTCGACGGGCGGCTCGAGTTGCAGGCGGTGCGACAGCTCCCCGGCCTGCCCGATCTCGCCCCGATCTCGGTGTGGCCAGGCGTTGCCGGCGCACACGCCGACCTGCAACTCGGGACAGAGGTGCTCGTGCAGTTCGTCGAAGGCGATCGCGCGCAGCCGATCGTGACGGGCTTCGCGGGGCTACAGGGCCCGGGGTTTTCTCCGGCGACGCTCACCCTAGGCGACGAAGCGGGCCAGCCAGCGGCCCGCCAAGGCGACGCAGTCGAAGTGCTGATCCCGCCCGCGATCTTCACCGGCACGATCGTGGTGAGCGGCACGCCGTCGCCCGCGTCGGGCGTCGTGAGCTGGCTGATCCCCAAAGCCGAAGGTGTGATCACCGCTGGCAGCGCGAAGGTCAAAATCGCATGACCATACAATCGCTCGGGTCACTGACGCTCGGCGTCGCGATTCCAGGCGCCGACGCCGCTGTGGTCGCTGGCACCGCTGGCATCAATGGCGCCTTGCCTGACATCCTTGCCCGCCTCGCAGCGCTCACCGACTTCACCCCGACGCCTGTCGACTTCGCCGCGCAGCTCGTCGTCGCACAATCGATCGTCGCGAGCATTCAAGCGGGGATCACCGCGGGCTTACCCGTCCCGTCGCTCTCCGCGCAAATCGCACAAATCGAAGCGCTGATCGCCGAACTCACTGTGCAGGTCACAGCGGTCAATGCGCAGCTCACGATCCTCACAGGGATCGCCGCGTCGCTGTCGGTCGGCGGCGTCGATGCGTTTGCGTTCGACGGCGCGCGCAACGTGTTCGGCTCCGAGCTCGCCACAGCACTCGGCGGCTCGACCGCGCACGCCGACGGCGTCGTGCTGGTCACCACCTCACCGTCGGCGTGGGTCGCTATGCAGGCGATCTTGAAGGTGACGCCGTGAGCAACGCGATCATGGACGCGTTTATCGCGGCAGAGGTCGCGGGACTAACACCCGTCGCCGACGTGCCGACCGGGCTGCTCGGCTACGGCGTCGATTGGGATTGCCTCACCGACGTTACCGAAGACTTCGCCGAAGTCGATCCGTTTTCGCCGCGTGCAGTCGCCCAAGCGATCGGGCGTCGATGGATCACGCCGCGCGGCGGGCTCGCCGACGACGCCGACTATGGCTGCGACGTGCGGCAGGAGCTGAACACTGGCGTGGTGCTGCCGAGCGGGCTCGACGCGATCGCGGTGCGGCTTCGCAACGAAGCGAAGAAAGATGATCGCGTCGACGAAATCGCGATCACGCCGACGTTCACGCTCGCGACCGAAACGCTCGACATCACCGCTGTGGTGCGCGGCGTCAACGCTCGCACCGGCACGTTTACTTTCACGTTTGCTGTGACGCGCGATGGCGCTGCGTTGCTTGGGAGCGTCGCCACATGACGACTTACTCAGTCGACGATCTGACAACGCCCATGACGACCGCCGAAGTGCGGGACTCGATTTACACGATCCTGTCAGCGCTCGGCGTCAACACCACGTCATGGAAACCCGGCGCAGTGGTGCGCACGACGATTTACGCATTCTCGATCGTGGGCGCCGCGTTCACGGTGCTGATGGCGCAGATCGCGCGCTCGGGCTTTCTTGAGCTCGCCACTCGCTCATGGCTCACGCTCGTCGCGCGCTACGTCTACAACGTCGAACGGGAGGTCGCGACTTTTGCCGCTGGCGATCTCACACTCAACAATGCGGGCGGCGGCGTGTACTCGGGTGCGCCTGGCGACTTGGTCGTACGCAACCCGACGACGAATCAGACATTCCGCAACACCGCATCCTTCTCGCTCGGCGCACTGCAGACCGGGTTGATCGTTCCGATTCAAGCGATCGAAGCGGGCTCGGGAGCGAACTCGGCCGCCGCCGCGATCACATCGTTTGTGACTCCGCTGCTCGGGGTGACGTGCACAAACGCGGCGGCGCTTGCCGGGCTCGACGACGAAGAGGATCCGTCGCTGCGCGCACGATGCTCTGAGCGCTTGGGTGCGCTCTCCCCGTTCGGGCCGTGGGATGCGTACTCGAGCGCGGTGCGTAACGCCAAGCACGACGACGGTTCGCGCTTGGGTGTGACGCGCGTGCGCCTCACAAAAGATGGTTTTGGCAACGTGACGGTATACGTCGCGACCGCGAGCGGCGCACTCACCTCCCCCGATCTCGCGATCTCACAGGAAGCGATCGAGCAGTGGGCTGTGCCGCAAGGGATCACCGCAACGGCGACGAATGCCACACCGGTATCGATCCCTGTCACCTATCAAGTGTGGGCCTACAACACCTCGGGCAAAACGCAGGCACAAATCGAAGCGCTGATCTCCGCGCGCCTGATCGCTTTCATGTCGGGGCAACCGATCGGCGGCAACGTGATCGGCTCCGATCCGGGCAAGGTGTTTCACGACGCCATCCGCGCCGCGATCGCCAGCACGATCCCTGAGATCTTCCACGTCGATGTGACACTGCCCTCGGGTGACACAACGCTCGCGATTTCGGAGGTGCCAGTGCTCGGCGCGGTGACCCCGACCGCGGTGAATCAAGTCGCGCCGCCCGAAGGGTTTGCGTCATGAGCACGATTACTTTCCGCGACACCATTCGCGCCAAGTCGCCGACGTGGCTGCAAATCGGGCACGCGCAAAAACTCCTGTACGCCGTCGCGCTGCAGCTCGACGCGTTCGGCGACGCACTCGTCGCGGGCGTGAAACTTCGTTTCCCCGGCCTGTATACGAATGAGTCGCTGCCGATGATCGGGCGTGAGCGCCGCATTCGCCGCGGTCGCATCGAGCCCAACAGTGTCTACGCGGTGCGTTTGCGCCGGTGGCTGCAAGATCACCAGCGGCGCGGCGGCGCTTATGCACTGCTCGCGCAGCTGTATGCGTACTACGCGCCCGCGGCGTTCCCGATCGATCTCCTGTATCGCTCGGGCCGCATCTTTCGAATGGAAGCGGACGGGGACATCACGCGCGATTACTACAACCCGCATGACGTGAAATATCCGCAGTGGGCAAGGTGGTTTTTGCTGTTTTACACCGACACGTACAGCGATCCGCCGAGCGCACAGGACCTGATCGATCTCGCGCTCATTCCGCGCGAGTGGGTCGCGGGTCACATCATCGGCGAGATCCTGATCATGCGGACCGATACGGAACTTTGGGACTACCCGCCTAGCCGCACGTGGAATCGGCACGTGCGATGGGATCACGGCACAGGCACAAGGATCGCGGTCTAACACATGGCAACTTCAATCACAGACGTCGCGTCGTACGACTCGCCCGTGATCGTTCCCGAGGGAACGGACTTCATGGACGATGCTGCGGAAGTGGTGATCGCGCTCGCCCAAGTGCTGGCGAACCGCACCGCGTTCCTAAAAGAGGTCGCCGATCACACCGCGCGCACCGATCAGCAAAACACATTCATCGACACGCAAAAGATCGACATCGGTAACGACCCTTCGCACGCGATGATTCGGTCGACGAAGACGCCGCACGACTACACCACAGACACGTCGAACGCGTGGAAGCACGTTATGCGCGTGCCGAACGGTGCGGCGTCGGGCCCGAGCGAGGCGCACTTGTACGTCGGCGACGGGACGTTGGGTCTGTTTGCGATCGTCGTAAACGCGGTGTGGGTGCTCGGCGATCAGAAGTGGCATCAAGACGACAGCGCGCGCACGTCGCAAGCGCTGATCATTTCGTCGTCTGGCATGAGCTACGCGACGCAAGCGATCGGCGCAGCCGGCTGGTCAACGTGGCCCACGTCGGTCGGGATTTTCAGCGTGCCGACGATCCTGTGTCTCGCACAGGTCGTACAAAACGTGATGCAAGCGGGAACGGTCACCGCGGGGACGGGAGGATATCTCTACACGGGATCTCCTACGCGCACGACGCCCGTCAAGATCGCGAACGTCACCGGGCGATACCTGCAAAACCTAGACGGCTCGATCGCGCCCAACCCCGTCGACGCGTCGGGCGGGACACCCGAGGTGCCGCCCACATGGTCGCTCGACTTGCCGCGCGGCGCAGCCCTGTCAACGATCGAAGTGCGACACCATCAAACAACCGGCTCGACGCACATCGATCACTTCGTTGTGAAGTGCAGACACACCGCGTTCGGTGCGGGGCTCGTCGACGAGGTCGTGATCAATCAAGCCGCCACCACAGCAACGGGCGACAAGACCACTGTGATCGACATGATCTCGCTCGCTCGCGTCGTCGCAGCGGATGAAGACTACAGACTCGAATACGTGGTCGATCGTGCCGACGCGCCGTCGCTCGCCGGCAACAAAGTGATTGCGATGCAAATCGTCAATTGGGTCGATCCCGGGCCGCGAAACTACTAACCGCGGGAGGTCGCACGTGTCTTTTTTGGATGGATTGATCGGAATCAAACAGGTCACCGCCGATGGCGCCGATCCTGTGCCGACGCGCGACACGCTGCACGTGGCGGGCGTCGGGATCATTCTCACCGATGATCCCGACGCCGAAGAGACCGTGTTGACGTTTGGCGCGTCGGGCTCGACGCCGAGCGAAACGATCACGGTCGATCCGCCGCTCGAAGACGACGTGACGCTATTCGATCCGGACGGCTTCGACGGAGCCGATCTCGTGCGCATCATCACCGCGAGCGAAGACGTGATCGCCATCCACGGCGCAGCCGAACCCTCGATCACGGGTGACCCGCGCAAGACGCTCGCCTACGCGAACGGGTCGGGCTTTGCGATCAAGCTCAAGCACCTCTCGAGCACAGCGACCGCGCACGCGCGCTTTTCGTGCCCGCTCGGCGTCGATTACACGCTCGCCCAATACTCTTCGATCGACATGCTTTACGACGCGACGTCGCACCTTTGGAGGCTGCTCCCGTGAACTTGCTCGGCGTCACACAAATCCGCGTAAACGACGGGGTAGCGATCACGTCGCGCCCAGCGTTGCGGATCGAGGGTGCTGCGATCGTCGACGATCCCGCGCGCAAGCGGCTGATCATGTCGGTCGATGCGAAGACGCGCACGCGCCTCAATGTGACGATCGGCACGGGCGATTACTGGGTCAACGTGCCTTCGTGGTTCGGCGCACCGGCGAGCTCGGTTTCGTCGGGGTGGTCCGCCGCGCAGGACGTGTACCTAACAGCGTCGAGCGGGAGCGTGCGCTTTGCGGGCTTCGCAGCGAACGCGACGGTGAAGCGCAAGACGATCTTGAACGCGGGATCGAACGCGTTCGTGGTCGCGAACTTCCGTAGCGAAGAGTCAGACTCCGACGATCCGGGGATGTTGCTCGGACGCGCACGCACGCTGCAGCCCGGTGACTCAGTGCGTCTCGTGCTCGACCCGATCTCACAGTTGTGGCTGGTGAACGACGGGCAACCGAGCGCGGATTTTCTAACGAACGACGGGGATATCGTCACCAACGACGGGGTGCCGATCACGGTCGGCTAACAGGAGATCGAGCACCATGAGTGAGTTCGGCGACATCATTTACGACGACTCGATCGAGTCTGTAGGGTCCGGCCCTACGAAGTGGCGCGTTAAGGCTGAGATTCAAGCGCGTGCGGTGCTTGCCGCGAGCGCGCGACAGCTGGCGCACCTCGCCGAGTATCCGATCGCGCACTACACACCGGGCTCGCCGCTCGGGTTGGCAGCGCTCACAAACTCGAACGTGGCGCAGTCGATTCGCAACGCGATCGCGGCTGCGAAATCAGCGGGCGGCGGGACAGTATTGATCCCTGCTGGCGACTGGATCATGGGCGCGGGCGGCGAGCTTGTGCTCGATGGCACTGGCGACTTTGGCGCGCCGTGCCCGATCTATCTAAAGGGGCCCGGAAGTGGATGCTGCGCCCTAACATTCCCGACAGGGTTCTCAACCACGATGATCCATTTTCGCGGAACCACGCCCGCGCCGGGTCCGTTTTTGTTCGGCGGCATGGAAGGGATCGCGCTCGGAGTAGCAACCGCCGACGATTCGAACACCGGAATCGGCGTCAAGATCGACGCGTGTGTGTACACCGTTTTCAAAGACGTCGGCGTTGCTCGGTTGCAGGGCACGGGCGGCACGGGTTGGCAGTGTCGCGACTACGCGGGCGGGTCGAGCAACTCGCAATACATCCATTTTTTCGGCTGCGGCGCGTCGGCGAACTACGTCAATTTCGACTTTGCGCAAATGACAAATTGCGTCGCGATCAACGGGTTGTTTTCGCACTCGCCCGTGTATCGTGACTTTATTTTTGACTCAACGTTTATGGTGATGATCGGCGGATTCATCCAGTCCGCCGCGCCCGTGTTCGTTGAGCTTGCTGGCGACGGCGGTAACCGCTTGTCGTTTCAAGATTTTTATCACGAGTCGGGACTGACATCGTCGATCGCATTCAAGTGCGGGGTTCCCGCTGTGACCTCGAACTTTCTCGACGTGCAGCGGTTCGAGCTGCGATCTCCAATCGGCACAGTGTTCGACACAGACGATTTCACCACGATCAACGCGCACACGATGCCGGGGTCGGGCACAGCTACGACGACGCTCAAAGCCCGAAATAGTCATTACAGCATCACGCTCACGAACATGGGCACGCCCGCCTCACAGCCTGGACTGTTCGATCTCGACGCGACATCGGCCGCGCACCTCACGTGCTTGGGCGCTGGCGAGGTCTATGCGGGCGGGCGACTGACGTCACCGATCCCGTTTCAGCTCGCGCCGTTTGCGGAAGGCGGTGAGCCTGCTTCGCCGATCGAGGGCGATGCTAGCTGGAACTCGTCATCGAAGCGCCCGCGCGTTCGCGGCGCCTCGGCGTTTCACGACGTCGCGTTTGCCGACGATGCTGTTTCGCTCGCCGATCTCTTGGCGCCGTATGCGACGGACATTTGGGATCCCGCTGTGGCGTCAAAGCGGGTCGTGATAGCGGGCGCACTCGATTCGCTCACGGGTTTGGTTGCAGGAACGGTCCTGTCGGCGGCGACGAGTTTGAATCGGCCGCCATTCGTTGCCGCTAACCCGCTCTTCGGAAACCGTCCGACGTTCGCGCCTGCCGCCACTGGCGATCTGAAGTTGTCCGGCACCCTTGCCAACGCAGTCCCGACAGGCGCCTTTCCTGGCCTGTTTGTCGTTTATCGTTTGGTCGGCACTGGCGTGAGCGGGTCGCGCTACATCGCCGGTATTACGTCGGTCACGTCGGCAATGTTGCTCGGCGGTTCGGACGCCAACTTCCCCGCGCCCTACATCCTGTATGCGTCGGCAGCGGGTGGTTACTCCGCCGATCAATATCCGAGTTTCAACGACGAAGACGCGCACGTTGATTACGGGTTTGTTTTGCCAACGAACGCCGCGCCCTATCAGCGAATCGACACTGCTGCCGAGCACCACACCGGACCCTTGCAAGGCGCGCTGCTAGCTGCGCTGACAGCCGCTTGCATCGGCGCGAACAATGCGGCAGCGGCAGCGGCTGACTGCGAAGTTGCGTTTGTTGCCGCGCTCAAAGCGTGGCTCCCGAAGAGCGTACAAGACCGTGCGATCAATATCGCTCGCAGCACATACGGCATCCCATGAACCCGCTCGAGACTCCATACGCGAATCCGATCGTGGCAGTGCGAGCGCTGCCACGGATCGCGTTCGTGGAGTCGAAGTGGTACCGGCGATCGGTCCGCCGCGGCGTGCCGCTGTGGATCGTGATCCACTGCACCGAAGGTCACGAGGGTGCGGGCAAGGCATTCGACTGCGCGCACGAGCTCGCGAACATCGCGCCGCGCGACAAGGGCGGCAACCCACGCTCGACGCACCTGGTGATCGACTCGGCCGACTGCATCCAGTGCGTACCGTTCGAGCGTGAGGCGTACCACTGCGGCACGACGGGCAACATTTACGGCGAGGGGATCGAACTGTGCGGCATGGCCGAACAGACGCGCGCCGAGTGGCTCGACGCGCAATCGCTACCCATGCTCGCGATCGCCGCGCATGTGATCAAGTGGCGAAGCGACGTGCTGCGGCTCCCGCTCGTGCACGTGACCGCTGAGGGGTTGCGCGCGAAGCAACCCGGCATCACCACGCACGCCGACATCACCGCGGCGTTTCCGCGCGACACCACGCACACCGATCCCGGGCCCAACTTTCCACTGGCCGAGTTGCTCGAAGCGGCGCGCGCCGCCTAACACCCGTATGACCACAGAAGAGATCACCACGCCAGGAGCACCGCGCGCACGTGCACTGCGCGGGCGGATCATGGCGCTCGAAGCGCGTGTGATGGCGCTCGAACGCATGGTGATCATGATCGGCGTCGTGCTCGCGCTCGTCGTCGCGTTCACAGCTCGCCTATGGCTGGCGTTTCGGTGAACGCGGTGCTTGTAACGTTCCTGCAAAACGCGGGCGGCTGGGGGGCTGTGGTTGCCGGCTTTTGCGTGATCATTCGCACGCTGTACAAGCAGGTGTCGGAGCTGCAGGAAAAACGCATCGCGGATGCGCAGTCGTACACAACGAAGCTGTTAGAGCTCGTCGAGTCGCAGCACACCGAAAACCGACAGCTCGTCGACGCGCTCAACGGTTGCTCGGAAGCGCTCGGCGAGCAACGCATGCTCGTCGAGTCAGTGCTCGCCGACCGCGGGATCAACCCACGCCCGACGCGGAAGACCCGTGGCTAACACCCCGTCGCCGCCGCGCGAAGTGCTCGTGCGCAAGCTCGAATCGTTGCACCCGTACGCACTCGAGCCCGCGACGGCACTCGAGCCCGAAGACGTGACGGGCGTGATCGATCTCGCACTCGAGCGCGTGACCATTGCGCAGTCGCAAACCGCCGAAGCCATGCGCACCGCGGTCGAGCGCTTCGAGCGCGAAGCTGCTGCAGCGAAGCGCGTTACTCGGGTGCTTTCGGAGTCGGAGCGGCCGCCGCCGCGGTGAGCTCGAACGCGAGCTCTAGCGTTCGCGCGTCGGCTTCCATTTGATCGGCGACTTCGCGCATAGCGCGCGCCATACCGCGCGCGCCCTCGATCGCCTCGCTAGGGTCGTGAGGGGAATCGGTTGCGAGCTGCACAGCGAAGCCGTGCCCGAGCTTGCCGCCGATGATCACGAGTACCACAGCGTTTGCATCGGACGCCTCACGCGCCGCCGTGCACAGGTCGTCGTACTTGCCAGATCCCGCGCTCATGACATGCCTTCGATCAGCTTTTCGAGCGCGTGGACTTCGAGCTTTATCAGGTACAGACACGCTTGCAGCCTGTGCTTCGACACGCGCCTGCACGCGTTCTCTAGGAGCGCGCCGAGTATCGCCAGACGTCGGGGCGGCGAGACGTCGTGCAGCCGCGTGAGTGCCACTGCCACGAGATCGGCAACCATCTTTTCATCGGCCTCGCTCATGGCATCCAGCTCATGCGCTTCATGCGCGCTTGCGTCGCCTGCCTCTGTTCGTCGGACGGCCACTCCCAATGACCGCACCCGCACGGGATCAACTGTTCGGGCTCCTGGCCAAGCGTGGCAGCGCCCGGGAGCGTCGAGTCGTGCCCGTGCACGAGCGTTAGCGTCACCGGGTGGCAGCGGCAGCGGCAAGTGTCGCTCGGGCTTCGACTCACCGTACGAGCCGATCGTGTAGTGGTAGCGCGGGTCCTGCGTCGAGCGGTAGCAGACCAGCGTCTCACCGTCCGCAGTGGTCGACGGGTACCGCTCTGCCACTGCGCGCACGCGCTCGGGCAAGGTCGCAAGCCACTCGGCATATGTCGTCGGTGTTCGGGTCATGCCCTATCCGCTTTCTTCGCCGCCGCCGCGTGGATAGCGTCGACCTGGTCGCACAGTTTTTCGAGGCGTGGCACCTGTTCGCCTAGCAGCATGAGACATCCGCGAAGCAGCCTCGGGCTGTCGACGGACTGCGCCATTCGCATCAAGAACGCAATGATCTCGAGTCGTCGCGGCGGGTCTAAAATCCTCTCGAACTCTTGGCGTGTCTCGGCGATTGCCTGGTCGATAGTGTCGTTGGATAACGATGACATCGGTCGGAAGTCCCCTCCTTTTTCTTCGTTCAGAGCTGCAGCCCGGAGAAAGCTACCCGTTAGACCTCGTCCGGGGGAGGGCAAGTGTTGGCGGGTTTTCCTCCGGCGCTGCAGCTGTCAGCGAGGGAACGCGTCGCTTTTCTGTCACGACGCGCACCATGTCGACCGCTTGCTTGATCGTGAGCCCGTTCACCTCGATCGCTTCTTTTAGGAAGTCCGCGATCGCGTGGTGCCCACGCTTCGCAGCGGCTTCGGTCTGGTAGCGCCACTGGCCGCACCCGCCCATATCGCCGTCCAAAAAGAGCATGGTCTCGAAATAGAGCGGCGGCCCGTGGCCAAACGAGTGATCGATCCCGATCCACACGGTAGACACGCACAAGCGACCCGCGATCTCACGCTCCCACATATCGCGACCAGGTTTGCGTCGCGAAAACAAGTCGGACCATTGCCCAAGCGTGCACGGGCGCCCTTGACGGTCGACGAGCCCTAGGTCAGTGCGGTCGAGCTCGCTTCGCACCCGTCGCCGTGCCACGCGCTCCGCGCGTCTCAGCGCGTTGCCCTCGATCCGCTGGCGTGTGGCACGGCGACGGGTAGTCACTGCTGCTGCTCGGCTTCCCTGAGATAGGTGTCGAGCATTTCTTGAGCGCGATCGACTCCGAGGCGAATCAAGATGCGCTTGAATGACTGCTCGGCGTTTGACGACGAGCCCGCGCGTCCATTGGCAGCCACGGTGCTCGCGACCGACACGAGAGATAGCTGCGACGTCTTCGGCTTGTTGAGCGCTCCGGCCTGTCGGCCGGGCTTGCGTTTGGCAGCGCTCGCGGCGGCCTGTCTCATCATGCTCCGCACCGAATAAACGCTCTTATCGGTGAGGCGTATCCCGTTCGCTTTGGCGGCGGCGATCACCTCAGAAGCTGTGCGGCTTAGCGGTTGCAGGCGAATAAATTCAGCCTTCGATCCGCGGCGAAACGTTTTTGGGGTGGTGTCTGACATAGGTGGCGCGGTTCCCATTGTTGGCGACTCGATTAGGGGTGGTGCTGCGCTGGCGATTTCGGACATGGCGATCGATCTCCCTTTGCAACGCGGTCGAAAAGGTGTCCCCGGGACGGTGGGCTGTTCGTAGCAACCCGCGGCGGAAGTTAGCTCGCTCATGAGCGAACTGTCTAGTTACCCGATCCGCTTCCCTTCGCTTTTTGCGCACCGTCGCCCACGCCCGCCTTGCGGAAAATGGGCGGACCGGAGAATCGGTGAGGGTTTCGCCGGCCCGGATCGCCGACCGCGGGAGTGTGGTCGGGCACGGGGGACTCCTGAATGCGATTCGCTGGCGACGTTAGGTCGCGTGTGGGCTAAGTGTCAAGCTACTGGCACACGCCCACGATCGGGTTGGCCTTGCCCACGATATACAGCTGGCACGCCGCGCCGCTCATGCATGAGTCACCGGGATCGGCGAAGCCGCAACCGGTGTTCGCGTGCGAGCCGTCCTGCCGCACGACATCCCAGCGCAGCTGGGAGTAAGCCCAACGCGCCGCCGAGCTCGCACAGTCGACGGTGTAGCCATACGCGGGGAGCGGCAAAGCGCAGTGCGCGTTTGCTGGCACGGGTGCGGGTGAGCCGCCCGCCGCCGCACCGCTCGATCCGCTGGCACCCGCCGCGCCGCCCGCGCCGCCGCTACCAGCTGCAACGGTCCCGCCTACGCCGCCCGAGCCCGCGACACTCGCCGCCGTGCCGCCCGTGCCGCCGCTACCAGCTGCGACGGGTGACACGGGTGACACGGGCTCGTCGACCGCGACGGGCGGCGCTACGACGGGCGACGGCACGATCACCTGTGCGGGAGCACCCGCAGCAGCAGTGTCGACCTGCACGGGCGGCGGCGCTTCGCTCCCCGCTGCAGCTGCATAGGCGGCGACGGGATAGGTGGGCGCGGTGTACATGGTCGGCGGCGCGGCTTCGTCGGCGCACGCCACACACGCAATCACGAGCAGCAGGGTTACAGCGGTGGACTTCATAGGGAGCACTACTTTGTATCGGACGGTTGAGCGAGCCACTTGAGCTCCGCGCGAATCGCGTTGAGCGCTGCCGCTGCCGCACGCACTGCATCCAAGTCGATGTCGCTGGAATCGTTTTCATCGCGCGGCAGAATTTCGACGAGCAGCGCCCGCACGGCGTCGTCGTAGCGCTCGATCTCGACCGACAGCGCTGCCAGTTCCGTGAGTAGGCGGAGCTGCTCTTTTCGCGCAGTGTCTAGGTTTTTCCGCAAGCTCACTTGCACGACCGATCGGCGAGCTTGTGCTGCGCCCGTGCGGAGTCTTCGAGCGCGCGCACCATGCGCTCGACGAGCTGTCGGTCGAGTGCGGGCTGCGGGTCGGCGTGCGCGGGCGCGCTGCACGCGTGATAGGCGAACGAGCCGAGCAAGAACAGCCCGATCAGACTGAGCGTGTTGCTAATGTCGCGTAGGTACCCGACGGCTCTGCGCAGCATCGATTCGATCTCGCTCACGATGCTTTGCTCCGACTCGTTGCCGAGTGCCTAAGGTTTGCAGCTGCGTGCTTCGCACACATGGTCTGATCCTCGAGCGGCGTCGCGCTGCACTTGCGGCACGTGCCCGCTCGCATGTGGCGCGCTTCGGAGTTGCGGCGCGCGTTCGCTCGACGCAGTCGGCACGCGCTGCAGCGCTCGAGACGGTCGGCACAGTCGGCGCAGCGGTAGGCGCTCACGGTGCGACCGTAGCGCGTTCGGAGATCGTGACGCCCGCGCGCAGCTCGGCCCAACGTTTGCGGGCGGCGGCTTCGAACACGGCGCGATGGTGAGCGAGCTCGGCGTCGGTGAGATCGTACAGCGCGACCGCCCACGCCCACGCCTCGGGCTGTTCGAGCTCGGGCGGGTCTAGCGGTCGGGGCCCGACGTGCGCGGCCCACACGGCGTCAACAGTTTGACGTGCGGACGCCGCGAGCTCGCAATCGAGGTCGCTGGTGAGGGTGACGGGATCGGAATACTGGGTATGCTGTAGCGGCGACATGTGACGTTCGTTCCTTGCGTTGCGTGACGTTGTGTGTGGGATTGAAACGCCGCCCGGCCTTGTGCACCGGGCGGCGTTTCGCTTTTTAGGTCAGGCGATCTCGATCGCCGGAAGATCGGCGATGCATTCGCTACCCATATCGTCGTCGCCGATGGCGCCAGCTACGCGACGGATCGCGCGGATCGTCTCGTCGTCGTCGGGCGTGCGGACGAGTGCTCCGCCGTTGCCTGGGTCGCGTAGCTGGCCAGTCGGCTCGACGACGAAGCCCGCGCGTGTTTCGCGCCAGCCAGCGTGCACGCCGCCGTTGCCGGCAATGATCCATCCGTACACGATCCGTCGCCCGTCGGCGTGTTCGCGCACACGAATCGTCCATTCGTGATTCGCTTGGCACTCGACGCGCCCGTTGTGTCGGTCAGCGCGCGCGATCAGCGGCCAGTCGCTTTTGCTGATCTTGATCGGACGTTGCTCGGAGAGCGTGATCTTGAGCTTGCTGTCGGCGTCGTGCGTGGTGGTAGTGGTGTCAGTCATGTGTGTTTGGCTACTCGTGTCATGTCGAGCGTGATTGCTCGCGTGTGACCCGCTCGCCGTCGAGCTGCCACACGCCAGCGATCATGCGTGCGACGCGATGGCGTGGCGCCAGTTGGCGCAGTCGCAGCAGTCGCACACCGCGCGATCGTGATCGTGACCGTCATCGGGGTATGTCGACGTGTCGACGAACACGCGCTCGAAGCCGCGATCGCTCCAACGTTCCTCGCGTGACGGGATTTCCGCGGCGCTCGCGGCAGTCGCGTCGTGCACGAGCTGTCCGTCGCGCCACGTGAAAAGCGACCACGTGCCGTCAACGTGCTCGTACCAGCCGCTGACAGTGACCGGTTCTTTCGTAGGTGACCATTCGCGCGCCATGCTCTCCGCCCCTTTGTTTCAGCCGAGCACTTCGCTCACTGCTGATAGAACTAAGCATGCGCGTATGCGGGTACCGTCGCAACCCCCTTGCAGACGATTGGAGGGTGCTGCGCTCACGCTGCGCCACACCCTCCCCGCGGATAAAACCCACAGCGGTGCAATTGGCTCGCAACTATATGAAACCGCTAAGTGCGAGGCGTTTGCACTGGTCCGACGTGGCGACTTCGGAAAACGCCTATTTCGCGAACAGTTTCGGTGCGCTGCGCATATGGTCAAAAACGGCGTGGGTTTTATCGTGGGTTTTATTCGAGCTCGTCGTAAGCCGCGCAGTCGACCTTTTCGTCGGCGTCGACCGCGTCCGTTACGACTCCGACGAGCCAGCGTTTGAACCATCGCGGCATGGCGAGGAACGCACGCGTGACGATCCATGTGGTGGTTGGCGCTCGCATGAAGCACTCGCGGTGCCACGATAAGAACTCGTCGGGCGTCACTTGCGACCCCCGCTGGCTTTCACCGATCGGATGGCCACGGCGACGCGGATCAGCTGGATGGCATCGGGGTTGGCGAGGGCATTCGGTCGGCGTGGTTTTTCGAAAACGTCAACCGCGTCTCGCCGGGCCTGATCTCGTACCCGAAGCACGTGCTCGCACATGAGGCAGATCGACCAATCCCCTACACCCGGTGACACGTCTTCGGTTGTGCTCGTGTGTTGGTCGAGCGGCGAGCCGCACTCGGGACACGTCGTGTCGATCGTAGTGGTGATGCTCACTTGCGACCCCCGAATCCCGGCTTTCGGAAGCAATCGGCGAGCTGTTGCATGAGCAAGTCAAGGCGCGTGATCGCGGGCGAGCCGATCGCTGCGAACGTCCCGCTTGTCTCGCCGAGCTCGTGCAGCACGGCATTGAGCATTTCGAGCCGCCCCGCGTTGCGGATCGATTCGGCGTCTTCGACGATGATCGGCAAGAGACGGCGCTCGACGCTGATCTTAGTGACCATGCCGCGGTCGGGATCGAAGTGCTCGGCCATGATCAGCGACGCTTCGCTCGGCTTGATGCCCGTCTCAGCGATCCACGCTTCGAGCAAGTGCTCTTTGTGCATGGCGATGTAGAGCATGCGGCTCCGCACGGCTTCGTCGAGCTTCGCCCAGTACGCATCGGTGTCGATGATTTCGAAGTCGGGCGGCGGCAGCTGCGCGTCGAGCTCGACGATATTCGGCAGCTTCAACAGCTCGCCGATCGCGTCGCGACACGCGCAGCGCATTGCGTCGGCGCGCGTCGGGGCGAAGCCGTCGGGATCGATCGTCACGCCCGGCCCGCTCTGAGATTGCCACGCCCACAGCCGCAAGCCGCCCGCGCCGCCATAGTGCCAAACGCACGCGCCGCTAACGTGCGTGCAGTGCGTTGCGCCCGTGTGCTCCCAGCCATCGGGCAACGGGTCGGCAATCGCGCCGAGCTCGTATTCACTCGCGCTCGCGTGCCACTTGCGGCAAGCGCCGCAAAACTTTTCCTCGATATCCTTGGGATGGTAGCTGCGCGCGCCGCACGCGCCGCACTGGATGTATTCGCGCAGCAGCGTCATTGCACGGGCTCCCTCATGTCGTAGTCGTACCCGTCGTGCTCGAACACGTGCAGCGTCATCTCCCCGTGTGAGTGATCGAGCACGATCGATCCGATGTGTCGCCCGACTCCCCGATCGAGCCGATCGTCGGTGCGCGCGATCCTCAAGTGCAGCGCGCGCTTGGCCAAGGTTTGATCGGCGACGTTGCAGCGGACCCAGATGACGGGCACGCCGTCGTGCATACCCACGCCGATCGGTTGCGCGCCGCCCGGCAAATCGAAGTGGCAAAAACCTCTTGGCGGTAGTCCAAGCTGAATGATTGTCGTCGTCATCGGATCACCACTCTCCCTCTTCGGTCCGCGGCACGGCACCCTGCGACTCGAGCCACGGGATCAAACGCGTCTCGAAGCACGTGCCGCACAGGTCAACGCACGTCGCTCGCCAGTCTCCACCCTCTGGGTACGACGTGCCGATCTTGCGCTCGATCATTTGCTTGCGTGGCACTGCTCGACTCTCCACCGTTGTCTCGTCGATCTCGTACGAGCACCGTTGCTCGATCCGCACGGCGCACAAATCGCATAGAAAATAATCGGTCTCCACTTGCTCGATCGCTGGCCGTAAAACAAGTCTCTCGACTTTCATCTGATCACCGCCCTTCGTCTTCGTCTATGTCCGATCGCACTTGTGTCCACCTGCGTTTGCGTTCGTCTGCCGCCTGAAATTTCAAGGCGATGGCGGCGATTGTGTCGTCTTCGGTCGGCGAGCCGCCTATCAACCCAAGCCCGTACAGCATGGCGATCGAGTAGTAAGCGGGGTGCTCGACGTCGATTTCTTGCAGGGCTGTAGCCAGCACTGCGCGCACGTCAAGGCCGGGGTTTGCTTCCCTCCGAGCGCAAATGTTTTCTTCAAGCATGCAGCACGCGCGCACGCACGCCGTGCATACGATTCGACGCGCGTCGGCGTCCGGCAAGCACCCCGCGGGGAGCGGGATGTCTGTGAATTCGTATTCGACGTCGTCGTCGTCGGGACCGTCTTCGGGCACGAGATCAACCCACCTCATCCGATCACCTTTGGCTTGTTGGTTTCCAAGTACTCGTGAAGGTCGGCGACGCCGCTCGACACGTAGTGTGACTGCATCTTGACGTCAGTGTGCCCGAGCAACCGCGCGACCATATCGGCGGACCATCGATCGGCGGTGAAGTGGCCCGCGCGCAGCTGCGTCGCGCACGTGTGCCTTAGGTGCTTGTACAGGATGTGATCGCGGATCTTGGCGAGCTCGCGAAAGCCGACGTCCGAACGCGTTCCGCGCTTTTGAAAGCGCACCGCGGTTTTGCGCGGGCGGTAATCCTTGCGATCGGTTGTGTACCAACCCGCCGACCAACCGCGCGCATAGTGTCCGCCGAACGGGTTAGGGAAAACGAGACCAGTGATCGGACGCGCGCCGAGCGAGTCGCAGTAGGCCTGCAAGTGCTGCACGGGTTGCGGAAGCATCGGCACCTCGCGCTGCGACGACTGCGTCTTAGTCAGCAAGTTGTAAGAACTTCGCACATGGATCTCGGGCCGCTCACCGTACAGGCGCACGATGCTTGGCCACTCGAGCCCGACGATCTCGCCGCCGCGCAGCCCGGTGTAAATCCCGAGTGCGTAAATCGCGCGGTGCTTGAGTGTGAAGAGATCGAGCGGTAGCGCGTAAAGCCGCTCGATCTCGTCAAGGTGAAGGTGCGGCACGGCGTCGCCATCAAGCTTCCGTTTGATCCGCTGGATGTTGCGGATCGGCACGCCCTTTGCCGCGTTGTGCTTGAGCCCGCGGCATTGATTGAAAAAATGCACGAGCCGCGACCGCACGGCTTCGGCCGTGCGCGTGCCGATGATCTCGCCCGTCGGGTAATACGTTTTCGTCTTTACGTTGAAGCGCATCGCGGGCGCTCCCACGATGGCATCAAGCAAGTCGCGCACGTCGTCGCGCGTGATCTTGTCGACATCCTTGCGCCAAAACTTCGCAGTGCAGATCCATCGCCGCCACAGTGGCCAGTCTCGATTGCAAAACACGACAGCATCACCGCGACGCGCGCGCGTTAGAACTTCCTCGGCTTCCATGTACGACGTGCCCAGCACAGCGAGCGTGCGGCTGTCTTTGCGTGATTCGCCTTCTACGTGCAGGTGAATCGCGATCGCTCGCGCCGCCGCCGCTTCCGTGTCGTAAGCGCCTAACCGATCGCGACCGACGCGCGCGTAATACTTGCCGCCGCGCGGCTCGATCGCGCCTGTTCGTTTTCGTCCCATGTGCGCACCTTACGATCCTCTCTTTCGGGCGATACGAGCCCGTGCGGCGTCCAGCTCCGCAGCTGTGGGCTTTATCTCGCCAATGAGAGAAGTGCAACGTGTAGGGACAGCTGGGAGCGGCATGGCGGCAGCCTTGGCCAGCTGGCCCATCACGAGCGCAAACACGCGTTGGGCAACGCGTTCGAGCTCGTCGTCGGTCACGGGCGGGCCCCGTTTGCGTCGCGCCCGTCGCAGTAGTCCAGCGCTTGGGCGCGGGCGCGGTTGAGCGCGATCATGGCGTCATTCGAGCCGCCCGCGTCCGGATGCGCGGTGCGCGCCTTGAGCCGATAGGCCTGCTCGACGAGCGACCGAAGGATCATCGTGGGAAACTTTTCGGTCGCGTCAAGGTCGAGCACCGCGCGCCATGGCCGCTCGGGCGCAGCACTCGACGCAGTGCTCGCCGGCAAAGCAGCGAAGCCACCAAACACCCGATCGATCACTTGCGTGGCGCCCGAGCGCTTGAGTGAGCGCAGCGCTTCGATCGCGAGCCCGCACGCGCGCATGTTGTCGCGCGCAGTGGTCCATTGATCGCACGCGATCACGCGGTGCGCGCCGTGGTCAATCCAGTACACCGCGACGCCCGGATCACTCGGCGCGATCACGTCCTGCCGCGGCAACCCGTCGCGGCGCAGCGGGATGTTTGTCGAGATGATCACGTCCGACGCGCCGCCCGTCTTGAGGTCGCGCACCGCGCGATCGCGTGCGCTGGCAAACGAGACCTTGAAGCGCGCGGTGCGGCGGCGTCGCGACGGTAGCGTGCGTGGCCATGCCTCGGGCCAGTAGAGTGGAAACGCATCGGCGTCGATCTTGCCGTCGGACATCATGCCGCACCGCCTTCATAACTGGAGTCGTCGATCACGTCGTCGAGCTCGCCCTTGAGCCGCTCGATCAGAGTCGTGTTGCGTTTCTCAACGCGCCCGTTTGACAGCGCGCCCTTGATCCCTTTGTCGTCGCCAATGATCGTCACCGACTTTTTGGCGCGCGTGATCGCGGTGTAGAAAAGCTGTCGACTCAGCATGTGCGCGTGCGACGAGTGCACGACCGCTATCACGTGATCGAACTCGCTCCCCTGTGACTTGTGAATCGTGAGCGCGTAGGCGAGCGTGAGCGCTTCGGTTGCTTCGTTTGAATACGTCACAGCGCGCGCGCCGCGCGCTTCTTCGAAGTCGACCACGATCTCACCGTCGACCATTGACGCGATCTCGCCCGCCTCGCCGTTGAACACGTTGCGCTGGTAATCGTTGCGCGTCTGAATCACGCGATCGCCCGTGTGCAGCACGTACTTTTTGCGCCTGATATGCAGCTCGTCGACCGACTCGAGCGGGTTGAGTATTCGCTGGAGAGCGCCATTGAGCGACTCGATCCCAGCGTCGCCCGCTTTTTGCGGCACGAGCACTTGGCTACGCTTGCGGTCTGCTTTGTGCTCAGCTGCGACCGCGCACACCGCCTTCGCTACGTCGACCGCGCTCGCGACACGCACGAAACGGAAGTCGGCGCGCGGCTCGAGATCGAGCGGGCCTCCCGTGAGCACGCGCGGCGCGTTCACGGCAACCCATGAGCCAGCTGCCGAGCGGTGTAGCTTCGTGAGCCGCGCGGTCTTGACGAGGCCCGAGTCAATGAGGTCACCGAACACGCGGCCCGGTCCGACGGGCGGGAGTTGGTCAACGTCGCCGATCATCACGACGCGCGTGCGACCCGGTTTGACCGCGGTAAAGAACGCGGCGGCGAGCTCGATGTCGAGCATGCTCGACTCGTCCATAAACACGACGCGCGTCTCGAGCGGCCATTCGGCGCAGCGGCGAAACCCAATCTCCGGATGGTAGGCAAGCAACCGGTGAATGGTCTGCGACTCGCGGTCCGTCGCTTCCTGCATGCGCTTCGCGGCTTTGCCGGACGGTGAGCACAGTTCGTATTTCACGCCGCGCGCGTCGAGCATGTCGAGCGCGTGCTTTAGGCACATGGTTTTTCCGCGACCCGGGCCGCCCGTGATGATCGTGAGCCCGTGGCGGTTCGACGTCATGAGGTCGACGGCGAGCGTCTGTGAGTCGTCGAGTTCGATCGGTGGTTCGGCGGTTGTCATGAGACGAACTCGCGGCGTTCGTCGTCTCGATCCTCGGAGCGGGCGGCGACTGCGTTCCCCACCGCGAGCGCTGCTACGTACACAGGGCTAAACGTTCGCGGACTGTGAGCCCGTCCGTAGCGCTCAACCGCCATCGCAACGTGCAACCGAATCCTGTTCGCGTGCGACATGTAGAAAACGATGGTCATGAGCGCTCGGGCCTCAACCCTTCGATCAAATGTGTTTGGACGTTCGCGACGATCATTTGTGCGTGTGCTGTGAGCGCGCGCGGGTCGGACCTCCCCGCACGCGCGTCGTCGAGCAGTCCGGCGGCGGTGCGCAACCGCTCGGCAAGCGAGAACTTGGTGATCATCTCGAGCATGAGATCGGTGGTCGTCATGGCGCGATCATTTCCTGGCACGAGCCCAGTCCGCAGCTGTCAGATCCGGGGAACGCGTTGCGGCCGCAATCCAGACACACGTTGGGCCGCGCCTTTTTTGGCAAGTACAAATGGCGGTAGTCGAGCTGTTGGCCGTAGGGGCGCTGCGCGATGCCAAGCGACATGCCGCCGCTGATCCCGTGATCGCAGTACACCGCGCGCAGCTTGGCGGGACGTCCCCATGCGAAACCGACTTCGATCCCGAGGTTTCGTTGATCGGGGATCGCGTCGTTTAGGAGCCCGCGACGGTCAAAAAAAACGTGCGATGCGTATGGTGCCTCGCCGCGCGCCAGCGAGTCACGCACGCACGCGAATGCGTATCGCATGTTGCGCCGTCGCAGCATCCATTCGACAAGCGGATAAAAAAGGGTCGGCACCCATAGCGGCACCTTACCCATGAGTGGCGATTCGATCACGACGAGTGGTCGCGGTGCGGCGTCTGTTAGTACTCCCATGGTGGTCACGTGCCTCCCTCTGCGAAGTGTTGATCGAGTGTCTTGGCTGCGATGTCGATCGCGCGCACAAACGCGCTATCCGAGTCAGCGAACGCCTGAGTGAGCGTCACCGCGATCGCTAGGCGCACGAGTCGGTCGGGGTTTGCGGCTGTGCGGTGCTGTGCAGCTATCGGCGGCGACGGCATGTCGCCGCCCAATACGTAATCAAGGAGTGCTCTGACAGCCGCGTCGGTGGCGGCGTGGTGTTCGGTATAGTAGCGGTAGGCGCAGTCGAGCAGCGACTCGCCCGCAAGCACGCCGAGCGCGTGCGCGACGTGCTTGCGGTTCGCCTCATGATCATCAATTGAATAGATCGCGCGGCGGGACGGGATCGGTAGTTTCGAGCGAAGCATGAGGGTCGTCGGTTTCTTCGACTGCGTCGGAGGTGATCAACATGGCGACTTGCTCGGCGGCGGCGGCTTCGAGCCGTTCCATTCGCGAGCTGTAACAGCGCCAGTCACGCGCGCGTCGCGCGACAACCTTGTGCTGTGAAGCGCGGTAGATTTCGCGCGCGACGAGCTTGGGCGGCACACCTAACAGCTTCACCGCGTCGCGCTGCAGCTGCGCGCCCGAGATGAAACAGTGTCCCGCGTCGATCGCCTGTTCGAGCACGAACTCGAGCGCGGCGCGTATGCGCTCGGGCGCGTCGTGCGGCATTTTCGCGCGCGCCGCGACCTCGTCTGCCTTCTTAAAACCAAACCCATGCACGTGGTGCGTGAGCTGAAAGGGGTTCGCCGACACGCGTTGCACGACGGTGTCGAGCGTTTTCCATTCCTTGAGGCACCGCGCAATTTGCGAGTCTGTGAGACCCCAACCGCGCAGCTTGATTTTGTTGTCGCGGTCGCACTTGTCTTCGAGATAGGCCGCACGGATGCGCTCGGCAGTCTCGCCGGTAATGCCTGACACTTCGGCGAGCCGCTCGTGCTCGTGCTCGACAACACGCCACAGCGCGTCCGGGCCTCCGAAGTGCTCAAGCAGTGCGGCCGCACGCTTGGCGCCGACGTTGGGGAACGTGTCCCTAATCCACGCGATCACACCGCTGGCGTCCGACGGCACACGCGCAACGCACGTGCGGATATCAAACTGTCGCCCGTACGTCGGGTCATCTTGCCAGTGCCCGACGAGCTCGAGTGTGAGCCCGACGCGTGCGCCGAGTGTGCGCCCCTTGATCGAGTGCACCGCGCCCGCTTCGTCGGTGAGCTTGCCAAAGCCCCAACCCTTTTGACCGCGGGCGTTCCACTCCGAAAGCCGCCCGACCAAGCGGGCGGCTTCTGTTTCGATGGTCGGCATAGTGCGCGATCACTCGACGAAGTTTTGACCAGCGCCTTGCTCGAACTTGTCCGTATCGAATGAGGTGTCTCCGGCTTCCGCCGACGTCTGCGATTCGACCTGAGTCTCGAGCCGCTCGGCCGCCGCGAGGAACGACTCGCGCAGCTCGGTTGCTTGGCGTGCGTACGAAATGATTTCGTCGTTCGACAACTGCTCGCCGCGCTCGACAACCGGGATCGCATAGTTCCCGTTATCGCTCATCTTGCACGTGAGTTTTACCGGGTAGATGAAGAGCGGGTAGTGACCGCGCACGCCGCCCGGAAGCATGCGGCGCAAAATGTGATGCTTTTGCAGGTGCTGCATGATCACGGGCAAGCTCGTGCGCTTGAAGCGGATCAGGAACGGCGCACGCGTCGCGCGATCCTCCGAGTACATGTTGACTACGGTCCCGCAATTCTTCGTGCGCTTGCCCGTCTCGGGATCCTTGCGCCATTGCCAGTCCGGACAACCCTTGCACGGGCGATCGGTGCCATCCTCCATTGTGCCAGTCACACGGTCGAAGCTGCGGCACACGATGCGGTTACGCTTTTCTTCGTTGTCATACACCGTGTAAAGGTGCGTCTTGTGCATGTCGATAAACACCGCATCGATCGACTGCGACACGGTTTCGTCGACGGTGTCGTAAAACTCGTCTTCGGGGATCTTGCGCCCGTTCTTGCCAACGCCCTTGAAGTTGAACACGCGCGCGCTGATCTTGATGTCTTCGCGCTCGACCTCGGACAGACCATCGTTGTAATCGGACGGTAGTTCTAGGCCCGCGAGCGCGTCGACGGGGCCTGTCGCGAGTGCCGTGGTCGGAGCCGTTGCGAGCGCGTCTGACTTTGCTGCTGCTTTGGACATGGTGACTTTCTCTCTCCCATTGCGGCCCGGTACAGCGGCCCGGTTATCTCTACTCGTCGAACGACATATCAACGTCGAGCGCTTCGCTTGGAAGCGTGCGCAACGTGCGCTCGAGTGACTTGCGTGCGTCGCCCGTCGGCGCATATCCGCCCGTCAAACAGTCGCCCTTGAACGAGCAGCGTTTGCAGCGCTCGCCGACTTGATCGATGAAACGACCCATGCGGATCGACCCGACGACGTTGCGTAGGCGCGACTCGAGCCGCGGCATGTCGTACTCGGAGAGCTTCACCGGAAGCCATGCCGGGCCGCGCAGCTCGCCCGCGGTGTACTTGTGCTTGGTCGGCTGCACGTAGCCGAAGTGTTTGAGATCCTCGGGTCGCTTCACTTCCTTCGCGCCCGCTTTTTTGTAGGGCACGAAGTCGGCCAAGTGCACGTGATGAATGAGCCCGGGGAACTCACGGAATGCGCGAATATCGTAACAGCTCGGCTCAAGCGCCCCCTCTCCGTCGAGCTTCGCAAGATCGATCAGCGCGGCTTCGAGCGCTTCGCGTTCGGCGATATACTTGGACGCGTGTCTGCGCTCGATGTCGACTATTCGGGCGACGTTGACGCCTTTGTCCTCCGACACCCTGATCTGTTCGCGAGGCAAAAACAGCCCGCTGTGAACCGCTGACGAGTAGACGCCCGCCTCCCAACCGTGATCGAGCTCGATCTCATCTGGTTTGCTGGCGCCTGTTTTCCAGTCGCAAATCGCGATCGTGTCGGGCGCCGACTTGGGCCGGTACACGAGATCGATGTGACCGCTTAGCCAGTACTCGCCGATCGGTGCGATGAAACCAGGTTCGACAAGCTCGACGCGCGCGACGCGTTCGTGCAAGCGATTCAATAGACCGAAGATCATCCACACGCGCTCGTCGGCGACGTCGCCCGCGTCTTCTTTGTTCCAACGCGTCGCGCGCCCCGCGACTTCGCGCTCGTACTCGATGTCATAGACATGACGGATCGCGTCGCGCGTAAACGCGTCCGGCCCGAGCAAGATCTTTGCGACGGCGTCGGGATTCGTGAGCGCGCGCGCGATCGTCTCGTGCGCAGCCGTGCCCGCCGCGGCTTTGCCTGACACTTCACGCCGCTCGTCGTCGCCCGCGTGGTGATCGGCGCGGGCGTCCATTTCGTAGCGAAACTTACGCGGGCAACCGTAGTCGCCCGTGATCGCGTTCAAGTGCGACTTGTGTATTGGATCGCTCGCTGTGCCGTAGCGCTTGAAGTTCCAGGGCATGGCGGCGTTTATCTCGCACGTGAGATAACGCGTCAATGAGATAATAACGACTGACTAAAAAAAGCTATGCGCCCACCGTGCGCGCGTGTCAGGTGCGGGGCGGATCGGTGTGACCAATCGGTGAGCCGCCTGACGGATCCATGTTGAAACGTCACGCGATCGCGGCGATCTATCAGCCGCATGCAGACCGGCGATCGCATTCTGAGCGAAGTTGCATCCGAGTTTGGCCAAGCGTTTGGGCTGGCGTTGCCAGCGCCCGCACAAACAGTCGCGCACGTGCTCGGCCTGTACATGTGGCCCGACGTTGGCGTGCAGTGCGACCCGACCGTGTCAGCGAACCACGTGGGCGTCCTGACGTACGACCCGCGGCGCCCGTTTCCCGATCAGCAATGGCAAATCGCGCTCGGGTGCGCGGCGCACGTGCTCGCGGTGCGCGGCTTCGATCCGCTGGCGCACCGCGAGCTCGTCGCCTACGTCGCGACGGGTCTTAGTGGACTGGCCTGGCAACCGGAAGCCGCGGGCGCCGAGCACCGACCACACGGGACGGCGCAGCGGTAACGCCAGCCTTGAGCGCGATAGCCTGCACGCGCGCTCGCGTGTTCACCGCTGCAGCAAACGCGTGCGCTGTAGCGACTTGCGGGCTCGCACCCGCCGCGCGTTGATCGCGGTAGGTGTCGACGAAGCTCACCACGTACGAGCGCGTGATCGGCTGGTAGCGGCCCTCTGGCGACTCTTCGTGCGTGGCGAGCGCGATGCGTTGCTCAGTCGTCGCGTTCACGTCGTCGAGCAACGCACGGATCGCGTCGCGCGTGAGTGGCGGCTCGTCGTACGTCGACACAGGCCGTTCAGCTCGACCGAATAGGATCCCGTCGGCGCTGCAGTGCAGCACGCGGCAACACTGGATCAAACGATAGAGCGGTACCTCGCACTCGCCCTTGTCCCACCGTGACACGGTGTTAGGCGGGACGCCGAGCGCGCGCGCGAACGATGATCGCGTGTAACCGGCCTGCAAGTACGTCGCCCAAAGGCGAAGGTTGATCGTTGCTTCGCCCAAGGGATCAAGTGCGTTCGGCGTGTGCTTCGGTCGTGCGGGCATGGCGGTGCTTTCTTTACTCAGTTTTTGCGCGCAACGCACCCCGCTCGCACGAACTAGGTACCGGCCCGGCGATGTGTGTCGCAAGTAGGGGGCGCCCGACACTGCATTATCTCATTGACGGGCTAACGCACGCCTGAGATATGCTCCGGCCCATGCGTTTAGGCAAGTGGCTTGCGGCTCAACCCTACGGTACCGGTTCGCGTCTGTGTGAGCGTGCAGGCATTGGCTACGCGACCTTGATGCGCCTCAAGGGCGATCAAAACGTGGCTGACTACGCGACGGCAAAGCGGATCGTCGAAGCGATCCGCGCACTCGCACCGCGCTCGAAGGGCAAGCCGACGATCGCCGACCTGTGCGAGCCGCCGAGCGATACGAAGTCGTCGCAGCCCAAACAGCGCAGCAGACGCAAGCGTGATCCGCAGCCAACAGCTGCAGCCTAGCACCACGCGCGCGACCGACCGCTACAGCAAACACTCTCACCACCAGATCGGACACGGGACACATGTCGAAGACAAAATCAAACGGCAGCAACGGACACGCGCGCGCGCAGCACGTCGAGTCTGAGCAACGCGAGTGCGTGTGCAAGCTCAGCGCCGACGAAATGCTCGTGCGCGGCGATCAAATGGCGCACTGCGAAAACGAAATCCTTTCGATCAAGTCGAGCCGCCGCGGCCTGACAGGTCAGATCAATGACCTCGCCGAGCAACGCGCCAAGCTCGCCAAGGTGATCGAGCTCGGCGCCGAGTCGCGAATGGTCGAGTGCAAGTGGATAGAAGAGATCAAACAAAATTGCTTCAAGCTGATCCGACAGGACACGGGCGAACAAATCGACACGCGGCCCATGAGCGGCGGTGATCGTCAGGTCGGGCTTGGCTTCGACGGCGACGGCGACGACGAAGGCGAAATCAGTTTTGTCGACCAAGCCGAGCTGCTCGAGACAGCCGACACTGAGCCGCCGCTCGCAGCTGCGCCCGCAAAGCCAGCGCGCAAGCGCACCACCACGCCGCCCGCCGCAAAGTCGAAAGCCAAAGCGAAGCCCGTCAAGACCAAACCCAAACCGAAAGGCCACACCCGTCACGCGCACGCCTGAGTCCGTCACCACACTGAAAGGCGCGCAGCGTGAGCGAAGACAACACAAAGGACGGCGACGGGACGAACACCAAAGACGGCACGGGCGCGCCCGTTCCGCCGCCGCCCACGAAGTTGCGAGAGGTGGTTGTGCAGCTGCCGCCCAAGCGCGAAGTGAGCGCCGAGCACTTAGAGCAGCTGCATGCGTCGGGGCTCACCGACGAAACGATCGCGCTCGCCGCGCTCTATACCGAGCTGCACAGCGTGCGGATCGCCGAGCTCTTGAAGGTTGCCAAGTACACGCGCGCATCGGGTGGGATCCTAGTGTTTCCGTTTTTTCGGCCAGGCGAAGCCGCGCCGCACGCGTACCGGTTACGTCCGACCTATCCGCGCATCATTCGCAAGGGCAAGGGCAAGGAGCGCGTAGTCAAGTACGAGCAACCCGAGGGCTCGGCGTCGATGGTGTTTTTTGCACCGCGCGCACGAGCAAGCGGCAACTATCGGTCGGCCGAGCCCAAGCTGTGGACCGAAGGTGAGAAAAAAGCGCTCGCGCTCGATCAAGAGGGTTGCGTGTGCGTCGGGCTGACTGGCGTGTGGAACTGGGTCGACGCTGCGAAGCGACCCGAGCACGCGTTGCACCCCGAGATCGTCGAGCACGTGCTGATCACTGGATGCGATCACGTGATCGTGTTCGACAACGATGCGAGCGCGAATGACAGGGTGATGAAAGCGGCCCAAACGCTCGCGGGCGTGCTGCTCGCAGCGGGTGCGCGCTCGGTCAAGTTCGTCACGCCGCCGCCCGGCAAACACAAAGGCATCGACGATTACTATGCCGCTCACGGCGGCGACGCTGTGCGCGCACTGATCGCGTCCGCCGCTGACATCGAGCCGATCGATCCGCGCCAGCCGCTGCAGCGCGTGCGCTCGATCAAGGCCATGCGAGAGGCGCCAGTGCCCGAGGCGCTTGTTATGCCGCTTGGGTACGAGCTGCAAAAAGACGGGTCACTGTGGCGCGAAGCCGTCGACGAAAAGCACGGCGCAGCTCGCATCGCACCATCGCCAATTTTCATCACGCGACACTTGGTCGATCACTACACCGGCGACGCCCGCTTTGATCTTGCCTTCGAGACTAACCAGCGCTGGCACTCGGCGTGTGTGTCGCGCAAGGCAGTCGTCGACGCGCGCACGATGGTCGCCGAGCTCGGCCCGATCGGCGCGCCCGTTACATCGAACTCGGCGAGCAAGATCGTCGACTGGCTCGAAGACTTCGAGCGCGTCAACGCATCGATCATCGAGCGCATCGACTGCGTTGCGCAAACCGGTTGGCATCGCATCGCGGGCGTTCGCACGTTCGTCTCGCACGAGCCGATCACCGCCGATCAATCGAAACCGCTCGTCGCGCTCGACACGCGCGGCGATCGCAAAAAGATGTTTGGCTCGCTCGCACCGCGCGGGACGTTCGAGGCGCACCTAGCAGCGCTCAAGCGTGCATGGTCGGCGGACCCCGTGTGCGCGGCGATGATTGCGGCCGCACTTGCCGCAACGCTACTCGAGCCGCTTGGCGCAACCAACTTCGCGGTGCACTTGGTCGGCGAGTCGTCGCGCGGAAAGACGTCGATGCTCAAGATCGCCGCGAGCATTTTCGGCGATCCCAACTCGCCGCAGTGGCTTGCCTCATGGAACGTCACAGCGTCGGGCGCCGAGCTGCGCGCGTCGATCCTAAACGACTTGCCACAGTGCTACGACGAGATCGGCGGCGGCGATCCGCAAGCGGCCGAGCGACAGGTGTACGCGCTGATCAACGGCGGCGGTCGCACGCGCGCGCAGCGTGACCTGTCGCTACGCGAAACAGTCTCATGGCGCACTGTGGTGCTCTCGACTGGCGAGCGTGAACTCGCCGACGAGTCGAACGCCACGGGCGCCCAAGTGCGCGTCATACAGGTGCCGGTCAACGGTTTCGGCATGCTGAACGCCGCCGACGTCGACGCGCTTCGCGCCGAGTGCGCCGCGCACTGTGGCCAGTTCGGTCAAGCGTGGATCGAAACGCTGCTCGCGATCGAAGACTGGGCGCCCTACCGCGACGCGCTCGCCAAGCTCACGAAGACGCTTCGCTTGCAAACCAAAGACGCCTTGCAAGGTCGGGTCGCGTCCTACTTTGGAGTGCTCGCACTTGCCGAGGTCATGGCGGCCGAGCTCGGGCTCGGGTCGGCGGACGGGTCGACCATGATCCGCCTGTTTGGCAACACCTCGCAGCGCGAAGCGATCGCCGGCTTGGGCGAGCGTGCGCGCGACGCGGTCGAGCAGTGGGTCTTATCCGACCCCGAAGCGTTCCCAGAATTGGAAGCGAATCCATTGACAGGCGAAGATCCGAAGAAGTCGCACGGGGCGACGCGCGCTCGCCATGGCTTCCGCAGGCCGGATGGCGCGGTCTTGATCATCCCGGCCGAGCTGAAAGCGTTTTGCTTGCGCAACGGGCTTGCGCAACGCGCGGTAATACGCGAATGGATCAAGCTCGGTTGGGTCGAGCACGACGCAGCCCGGCTTGATAAGCAGGTGAAAGTCGGAGGGAAAAACCTTCGCTTTACCTACCTAAAGCCACAGTCCGAAATGTCAGCCGATGCGGGGTCTATATGACCAGCAGACGGAAAACTGGCTACTTGGCTACCTTTTTGGCTACCTTTTTCGCCGAAATCCTCAATGATTTCGCGCATGGTAGCCAAATAGCCAAGGTAGCCAAGGGAAAACAACGACCCATGCAAGGAATTTTATCAATTCCGTATGCGGGTACCGTGGCGCATGGGGGTAGCAACGATAAAATTCCTACATGGGTCGTTTTTAGGACTGGCTACCTTGGCTATATTGGCTACCGCTTAGAAATCATTGAGCAATACCAAAAGGTATTTTGGCTACCTTTTTGGCTACTTGGCTACCGGGAGCTTCGCTTATGAGCAAGAAGCGTACAGCTCCGAGCCTGAATGCGTTGTCAGCGGCCGAATCCGTTGACGGTGAAACGTCGAGTGTGGCTTATTTGCCGCCGCCCGAGCTCGGCCCGATCGCGGTCACCGAAGCGCTCACGGTCCCGTGCGACCACTTCGGCGAGTACGACTACCCGACGACGCTTTGGTGCCGCCTACGTGGCGGGCGGGACCTCTTCGCTGTCACTTGGTCACGTGCCCAGTACGAGGGGCTACGCGCGACGGGCGGGCTCGTGCTCGGGCCGCCAGAGCTCATGGCGTTGTGCCTAGCCGCTGAGAACGACCGCGCGTCGCACGTGACGCTACGCGCCTGGCTCGCCGAGCTGCGCGCGCACCCGTCGCAGCCCCTCACGGCGTCGAAGGCACTGGGGGGCTTGAGCGCGGTCGACGTGCCGAGCTCGCCGCGCATGCCGCTCGGGCGCGTGCTGTGGCTGTGGGGCGCCGAGCTCTTGAGCGTGACCGTGGATGGCACTGAACGGAAAGCGAGGCCCGTGTGAGCAACCTAAAAGACTCGGCGACGTGGTGGCGCATACGTAGCTACCTCGCCACATGCGGCACACACCGCGATCACCCCTCGTACTGGGAGCGGCGCAGCGTGGCGATCGCCTGGGTCGAGCTGCGGATCCGTGAGGCGATCCGTACGCACGCGATCCCCAACCCAGCGGATTCATGGGAGGCCCGCATTGTTGCCGCGCACGCCTTCGAGCTGCACGCGGGAGTGCCCGCACCATGACGCGCATTCGGATCTCGAAGTTGCGCGCGCAGCTCGGCGCGCCCGCCAAAAAGAAAACCCGCGCAAAGTCACCGCGCGATAGCGGGAGTTTGCTCGCGTGGCGGTGCGTGGTGCTCGCGGTCGACACTGCAGCCAATAGCGGCTGGGCCATTCGCTGCGATGGCAAGCTCGCCTATTCGGGCGAGCTCGACACGCTCGACGCGCAAGAACTCGACGACGTGATCGCGACGGCAAGCGGGCTCGCTCACATAAACAGCGATCGGCCGCTCGTGCTCGTGCTCGAACGCGCATACGGCGGCTCGATGTCGACGATCGCGGGTCTCGCTGCAGCGCGTGAGCGTTGGCTTGCGGGTTGGCGGCGTGCGCGCCGCTCGATCGGCCACGTCGTGTCTGTGTACCCCGTCACGTGGCGCGCGCTGATCTTGCCGCGCGGTTGCACGCGTATGAAGCGCGACGAAGTGCGCCCGTACGAGATCGCGGCGGCGCAGCACGAAGTCAACGCGTGTGCCATCGCACGCAAGGCGCGCTTTCCCACGTATGGCGTCGGCGACGACGAAGCGGCGGCGATCTTGATCGCACGTTGGGCCGCACGCGCGCCGCAAGTCGGCAAGGTGCTCCCCAAGCGCGTGCGTGAGTTGTCTGTGCAGCTACCAGCGGCGGGCACGGTGCGCCCGTGATCGCTGCACTGTACATCGACCCGCGCGGCCCATACGCGCACATGGCTGGCGTCGATGCGTGGGACGTAGCGCGCGATGCGAAGCGCTACGACGGGCCGCACGCTGTCGTCGCGCATCCACCATGCGGCCCATGGTCGCGCTTGCGCTTCATGTGCACAAAGCAAGATCCATCGTGCGCACCGCGCGCGGTCGAGCAAGTGCGCGCGTTTGGCGGCGTACTTGAACACCCCGCACATAGCACTCTGTTTCGTCATTGCCGCATGCCGTTCCCGGGCGAGCTACCCGACGCGCACAGCGGTCGGACGTGGCTGATCAACCAAGTCAGTTGGGGGCACTGTTGTGTCAAACCAACGTGGATCTACACGGTGCGTGTGCCGCCCGATCTCGTGATGCATGGCATGCGCTACGGCGGCACGGCTACGCATCGAGTCACGAGCGGGCCGCGCGGATCGCGGTTGCCAAGTGCGGGCGGCAAGCGCGTTCGACTCACGCCGCTCGCGCTCGCAGAGTGGTTTGTTTCGCTGGCCAGGTGTGCCCATGCGTGAGAGCGCACGCTTGCTTCAAGACGCCTATCAATCGGCGCAGCAACACGAGCTCGTGCGGCACGTATACAAGCTGCACATAGCAGCGATCGCAGCGCTCGAAATGGTCGAAAAGCGATTGTGGGATCTCGGTGAGATCCGATGGTCGGCAACGTACGGAAGCCGCGCGTGCGATCTCGAAGTGCAAGCGCGTCGGCACATAAACGCGATCGTCGAACGACTCAACAGCAACGGAGGAACCACGAAGCTATGACGTACTGCACAAAAGAACTCGAACGCGTGTTGTGTGTGCCGCCCTACTCGCTGCAGCTACGCAAGGCGCGGCGAGCCCAAAAGCTCACACAAGCCGAGCTGGCGAAGCTCGTGGGCGTGCACCAACAGACGATTCACCGGATCGAACTGGGCAAGCAAAAGCATGCGCCAGTGAAAAGCACACGCGTTCGCGTCGACAAATGGCTACGCGCGCATGCCGAGTAGCAAGCCCCGCATGTGTAGCGCGTGCGGTCGCGCGTCGACCGTGCTGCTCGTTTACCGCGGCGTGCACTGGCACCTATGCGTGGCGTGTGCGCGCGACAAGCTCGCACAAATCGAGCACCCCAAAGTCAACTTGCAGTAGTCACACAGTCAGAAAGGACACAACTGTCATCATGGCACCACACGAGCCACCCGATCACATCATGCAATACTTCAACTTCGCCCATTTAGGGCCAGCCATGCAGGCGATCTCGCGTCCGTTTTGCGAGCTCGCGAACGACATGGTGGTGAAGCTGCCACGCAACCCCGAGCGCACCGCAATGCTTCGCAAGTTGCTCGAAGCCAAGGACGCAGCTGTGCGCGCGTCGATAGCGGTCGATCTCGGAGCTGCGCCGCCAGCGGAGATCGGCAAGTGAAAACCGCGAGCAAGTCGACGCGTGTGTCTGACTGCAGTTTCGTGGGCGTGCAGTATTCGCCAGCGCACGCCCAAGCGGTGACGGTTATCGCCGAAGCACTGCGCGTGAACGCCGACGCGCTCGCGAGTCTCGCGAGGGTCCTCGTCGCGAGCAATCTAACGATCGAGTGCATGCTGAAAGTCGAGACTGAGAAACAATGACCGACCAAACCAAAGTGAACTGGATACACGTGCTTGGCGTGAGCGTGTGTGCGGCGTGTTACGCGCTCGCGTTCACGGTGCTCAAGACACAACCCGCGATCGCCACAGCGCTTTGCTCGCTCGCGACGGGGCTCTATGGCGCCATGGGATTCAAGCCGCTCCCGCCCGTCGTGAGCAAAATGCTCGAAGCGCTTGAGCCCCAACAAGTCGCACAGGTCATGCGTGCGTCAGTGAAGCCAACAGCTGCAAGCTCACCGCCGCCGCCCGCAGGCACGCAGCCATGAACGTGCACCAACTCGATGTGCTGCGCGATATGGTTGAGCGTTTGTTGCGCGAGTATGGCGAGGGCGTTGCGTGCGACTTGCGTGCTGCCAACAACGACGCTGCAGACGAAGCCGAGCACGCGCGGCGTGTGGCCAACGGCCTGTGCGTGGTGTGCGGCAGCAAGCATGAGTAGGCCCACGCTCACCGTGCTGCGCGCCTGCATGAGAGCAGCAAGGCGTCAACCGTTATCAGCGACGCGCACGCGAATAGGTAGACCCCTGTATGACAGTGCAGGGGTGGGGAAG